ATATTCGGCGTTTCTTTCAGCTAGACCACTGTAACAGCATACTCCGATTTTTCCAAGTTGGCAGAATACCCAATGAGGAATATCATCCGATTGCTCAAGCAATATGTTCAACTTATCTTCTTTCATATTATGTTAACATAAAAAAAGCGGTAAAACCGTTGGGAATTACCGCTCTGATTTATTTTGAATCAACAAGACTTTATTGATATTTGCCTTTTAAGTTTTCGGTGAATATTTTTCAATAGATATGCCTAGAAATACATTCTTATCAAATTGTAGCCAGAAAAGATGTCAAACTTTCCATATCATCAAATTCTTTTATTTTAGTATCATCAGTCTTTCTAACTCTTTTTTTCTTCCTACTTTCAGAAACAACAGATAGCATATTTTGCACAACACCACTGGCATTGTGTAATTGAATAATATGTTTTTCTACTAAGATACATAGTTCATCAGCGAATGATCTTGAAATAAAAGAAACATCGCTTAAATCAATTATAGAACCACTATGCTCTGCTATTTTTTCTCGTAAAATTTCAGCATTAGAACGTGAGCGTATTTCAGATCCTAATAGATCATGAAGCTTAATTATTTCTTTCATAATACCTCCTATTTTATATACTTCGTATAATCAAATTCTTCACTAACTGTCAATGGTATTCTCATAAGTATAATCGTGCCATTCCAATTAATAGTATCAGGCAATTTTACATAATCACTTCCACCAGATGCATCATGCCTATGAAATGCTCCTCCTGATAACATAAAGAATGCTCCTCCAAGACCTTCCACAATCATACTTTTAGTAGATGATATACCAAATCCTCTACTTTCAGCATTGGGAAGATCTTTAGTCGAATATCCTTCATTTGCATATTTCAATGCTTCAGCTTCATTGTCACCTATCTTATCAAGCATCTTTTGTGACTTGACATAACTTCCATAAATTGTTATTCCATCATCAGCAATGCATATATCCAAACAATTCTCACGTTTCAGATATTGCGTATATATATAACCATAATCACTATCAGAATGTTGATTTATATTGCAAATTAACTCACTAATCAAATACGAAAGTGGAGTTTTAAGTTTTAAATCTAAATTTTTCTGTTTTTCAATAACTCCTTGAATAATGGTCTGCATTGAATCTATATTCTTATTCAATCGACTAAAGCGACATATAGGGATATAACTTTTCCCTAAATATTCTTTCAACGCACTATTTAGATCCATGTCATCTTTTATCGTCAGCATATCAAAGAACTTAACACATTCTAAATAGTTTTTCATATACCCAACCACATTTTTACACTGTACGTTCTTACATTTGCTTTTATATATGGCAAATGGGAACAAAAAAAATGGATGGAAAAATGAGGTTTTTGAAAAATCCCAAACAGGAACATCATTATCCCTTATTTGTTCATTCGCAAAAATGACAGAAAATAAATGGTTAAAAACACTACCTATCCGTTCATCTCTATCCGCATTTGGAATATTAATTACCTTATTCATAGTACAAGAAAATAATACTAATATTTACAGAAGGATATCTAATTACGGTATTCCTGTAAATTCCTTATTATAGTGCAAGATAATGCTGTTGTACATACCAGTACTCCTATATGACGCAAATATAGGCAATTATATCAATATGACAATACCAAAGATGGCTATTAACACTTTAAATTTAGCGGTAATTCCAACAAGTCAAAGAACGCTTCTGTTCGATTATTATTTTTCCATTCCCTTTCTGCAATGTTCACACAAGAATTTCTTGGCAACAGGAAACATCTTCTGACCGACATATCCGCTGAGATATTGTGCTTCCTCTCCATAAGGGTCAATTCCGAAAGCCTTGGAAATATGCCGGCATAAATGACCTTTTTCGTGGTCCCACGAATTTTGAAACTGTTCGGGGGTAGAAGTCAAAGAGAGCACCATTACCGTCTCTCTTCTCCTGTAGTCCGAATAGGTAAGTCCGGTATTCATCCTGCCTTCTGTCAGGTTGCGATACGCACGTTTGAGGGAATCCCCCCTGCATCCTATACGGTACAGGTCGGTAATGATTTCCTTAGCCCAATAAGTGTGTACCGCATAATACACCTTGACGTGCCAATCCCCATATTTCGGTATGTAGAACTCCTGAACAATCATATAACATCAGACCAAATTACAGGAACTCCTTTACCGATGCAGGTGGCAAAGAATTCATCAAACGCCCTGCAAGGGTCCCCATCAATATCATCAAGGTAGCACTTTATGTGTTTGCACAAATGTGCTTCGTCAACCAATGATTTTTTGAAAAAATCCGCTTTCAACATATTTGCAACATAGGCAACGTCATATCCTTTGTCGTGTTCGATGGTAATTCCGTTTGCTTTGAGCATATCGTCCACCTCATCTTTGCTCCAAGGGTCAAGTTTCTTTTCCTTGCCTGTTGCCTCGTCTTTCACTTTCATTTTTGAAACAGCCCATTCGTAAAGTTTTTTACTGAAATGGAATCCGTATGATTCCAGGTATTCTTGCATTCCTGATGGGAATTTGCTATATGTATCTAATCTTTGTTCCATAGCCTTAATTTAAAAAGAGGGGCGTTTCACCCCTCCTGTTATTAATAGAATTCACCGTTAGAGCGTCTGCGTCTGCGTTCGCCCATTTCATCCATACGCGGATATTCAGGAAAGTATCCGGGGTATCTGCGTTCATCCATGCCGGATGAGCTTCCACCACCTGAATAACTTCTCCCACCATCACGGAAACCCATCTCTCCGCGCATCTCTCTCATGGCTTTTTCGTAACCTTTGCGGCAGCCTTCCTTGTAGGCTTCCTCCACTTCGTCACCTCTCATACCGAAGCCGCGTCCGTAATCGTCACGCCCTTCTTCTAATATTTCCCACATTCCCATAATCATTTCTTGTTTTTAGATGCTTCAACCACTCCGAGCTGTTCCATTAACTTCTGATTCTGTGCAATGAGGTCAGCCATATTTTTGCTCATTTCCTGCATGTTCTTATCCATATTGGACATTTGCCCTTTCAATGCGGATATTTCCTGCTCCTGCTGTTGCTTGGCTGCAAATTCAGGGTTCAGCATGGCAAGCATTTGGTCACATACCCTAAGAAAGTTCTGATGATATTCCACACTTTTTAGGACATCCTCACTTTTCTGTTTCATGGTAAGGACCTCAGTATTCATTTCGTCTCTTGACCCTGTAATCAGCATCCCTGTCTTAATATCATCGGCAATATTGGCATTAGCCGGTATCTCTTGCAAATTGACATTCTGTCCGTTTATATTCACGACAAAATCAATAACCTGTACCGGCTGTGGATAAGGCATGTTGGGAACAGTCTTATATATGGTTTTTATGGGGCTTACATTAACGACCTGCCCACATTCCAAACTTGGATTTGCACCTCTATGAAGAAGATATAATGTACTGTTTACTCGTAAGTTCTGAAACATGATTGTTTGATTTTAAAGGAGTGTGGCTATTTCCATTTTGGAAATCACCACAAAACTCCATGTTAATTATTACTTGCTCCTTAAAGAAGCTGTTTCTGCTGTAGGAGCCGGAGCCGCTGTCGGTCTGTATCCACCATTAACAAGATACAATTCGTTGGTGTACTTGTTATAGTGAATTTCATAGATACCTGTTCCGGCTAAGTTTTCAACAGTCACAGGCTCATTGTTATAAGCCATCAACGGTCTTGTGTCCCCATTAGTCCCTATCAGTATCGGAAGAGTTGCAGTCGTGCCGGCAGGTATAGCCTGACGGAGGCTGATATAGAATCCTCCAACATAATCCCTGTTACGGAATGCGTGGTTAGGAAGTTCCAAAGTAACATTCTCCGTGCCGACGGTCACAGCCACCGTAGGAAGAGTGTTGAAATTTGTTCTTCCGATTGATGGGAATAGGGATGGGAATCCTGTAAAAAAGTTAGGCCACATATCTACCTCCTTTCTTACCGGATTAACCCCAGTAGTTGTTGCAACCACATCCACTACGTCCGTATACAGCGTCACCCATATATGCACCGTAGGCGGCTGCGCGGAAACAATCTGTATTAATAGCGGTTAAATTGGGGTATTGAACACTCACAGTATTGGGGAGCTTGCATTTGATTCCATCAACGTCGCTTTGTAATGCCTGCAATCCGGCTGCCAAAGGAGCAATCTGTTGTCCTACTGCACTCAGGATAGTGGCGTTCTGATTACGCTGGGATATTTCGGCTGTTAAAGTAGCCTTTTCCGCAGTAAGAGATGCAATCTTGTCCTGCAATGCCTGATTTTGAATTGCATCAAGTTTGGCAAGGATAGCATTCGTATTTGCAGTAGCCCCGTCACGCAATGACAATGCATTGTTGTTCATTGTATTGGTAAGGGCATTCATTGATTCGCAATTCTGCAAACGTCCTTCATAACCTTGTCTTTCAATAGCTGTTTGCGTTTTGCAGCAACAATCGGCAAGTTGAGTAAGGATAGACTGGTTGCCTGACTGCATAGCATTAATAATCTGGTTGGTTGACAATCCCACCTGATTACCTACTTGTGTAATGCTATTCTGAACATTGCACAATGCTGTCTGAACCTGTTGGGTAGAGCAGTTGAATGAAGAAGCCAATTGAGAGATAGCATTACCGTTACCCTGAATAGCTTGCATCAACAATTCGCGTCCTGCGTTTCCTGCCAATTCTGCCGGAAGTCCGTTAGCTCCGTTTCCTCCACGTCCACCGAACAAACCGCCACCATTGCCGTTCCATCCAAAGATACTTGCTATCACAACAAGCCAGATAATGCTCCACCATCCGTCCTGTCCTCCAAAGCCGTTGCCGTTATTCATCAAGGCAAGCAGGTTAGGGTCTATCCCCTTGTTCCCAAACATTCCGGGAAGCATGGCGGTAATGTCAAGCTTGCTACCGCCTGAACCTCCATTGCCTCCGTCTGAATTAAAAACATAAGTTCTTTCCATAAGTATTTGTATTTTGTATCCCGGTCAAAATTGACCGTATGCAAAAGTACATATGTTGTAACTTATGTAAAATCAGTTGTTTCCCAATGATTTCTTTATATTATCCCAATATATTCTCAACATTTTCCCACTTTCCATCCTCTCATAGAAATTTGATATCATGTAGTTAACAGCACGTTTGGTTTTGTGGATATGAACGGCTATTTGTGAAGGGTACATGCCACTTTCAGACAGGAGAGACACAAGAAGATACCGGGCATCCACTGTTTCCATGTTTTTATCAGAGGATAATATTTGGTCTACAGGCACTTCGGTTTCTTTTGAAACAATATTAATTATCTTGGCAAAGATTTCTGATTTGCACATCGTTTTTTCTAATTTTTATGCTTATCTTTGCCTCGCCACATAAAACATGAGATTTTGATGAACAAAGCATAAGATATTTATGTTGAAGATATTAGCCCCCAACATCAGGTATCTTATGCTTTATCATGTTTTTATGTGGCAATATTAATATGATGTATGTTGGGGGCTTTTTTTTTAATTCTTAGCCCCCGAAAGAACTGCTTTTGTTATTTTTGAGTAATCGCTACGCTTCTACTCGTAGCGTTGTGAGGATAATCCTCGGTATAGTGTCCTATTTCATTTTGAACCTCCTTTCTTCTTTATCATCCAAATAATAATAAACAGCAATACAAAGATAATACCTAAAGAAAAATCACCAAAATTAATCTTGACTTCCTGCCACCATGTTAGCTCTTTTTCTACCGGGTAAGGAACTTGAACTTCACGCACACGGTCAACATATAAGGTATCTGTTCTTCCTCTATCCCTGTACTGCGTGCGCCATCGCTCAACGAATACCGTGTCACCCTTCTCGCGAATGTAGATGGAATCCTTAATGTGGATTGAATCTCTCTCGTGGATGGTGAGATACAAACTGTCTACACGTACAGTTTCAACAGGCACATACTTTACACTCCGGCATGATGAGCATATTGCCAACGTCAGCAATATGACACAATAAATTATGGTTTTCATAAGCTTGCAACATTAACATACAACCCTACCAAGCTGCTTAAGTCATGGGTCAATGCCTGACCGCTGTCCCTTGTGCAGATATACAATACGTCATTCTGAGTATAGTATTTGTCTTTGTATATCTCCATAGGAGGTGTATAGGGTATCGGGTCATCCTTGGTGCCTGATGCGGTCTCTACAACCACTTCGTAGAGTGCTGCCGTAGCCATGCCGGGATATTGGCTTTCCAAAACCATAGGGATATCTTGCCGGACCTTATACAGGTGTTCCTTGTAATTAACCTTCATTCCCTTGGATAAGGATTCGTCTATATATTCCGCCCAATCGGGATACAGCGATTTAACTTTCAAAAATTCGCTGTCTGTCAGGCTCAATGTCTGTATCTGTTTTTTGGCGGATTCCACCATGTTTTGTGCGGATGCAGCCAATATGTAATCAGCACTATAAGGTTGCGGTTCGTGATTCCATTCTTCCGATTCCATGATTTGTACGAATTCGGGGTCATCCATTCTGTAGGTGGGGAAGGAGTCCCTTGGGAAGAGGTTAACGAATTCTTCATGCAGCACTACTTTAGTGCCGTCTGCGTTGCTTCGCATTGTCGGCATAGCCAACAATCCATGTTGGGTCAGCCATTCCACTGTAACGATTGTATATCTCATTGTCCAATTATATTAGTTAATACGTAATCAATTAATTCTTGCTCTGTGAATCCGTCTGCCTCTGTTGGTATGGAGTCGAAGGCTATGGAGTTGTAGAAGGCGAGTTTGGATGGATAATTTTCAAAATCAGTAGCGAAATATCTTGGGGTTTTTGTGTTCTCAACTGTTACATCATCATTTACAATTGTCAAAATATGCTTCTTGTTTAGCAGATTTGCACTTGTAATAGTGTTATTCAGAACACCATCAATATAAGTATGTCCGTTGTTTTTCCAATTATAAGCCACATCATCACCGCCAGGCTTACCTAATACAGAGAATGTAAGAATGTCCTTTTCTTTTCTCTGCTCGTAAATATATCTATTTTGGGAAGAAGTATTTATAGTCATAAACAGCATCTTCACTCCACTACTCAGATTCTCTACCAATCCGTAGTCATCTACATCATCTGTCACTAATGCACCGGGATATTCGGGTATCTGAGTAATGGTGATGTCTGTGGAGTAGGGTTGGTCGGAGATAATGACCACATAACCATATCCCGGGTTATCGCTATTAGTCGTATCCAAGGCTATATCGCTAACACCATTGGTTAACTCAATTCTTGTGCTTTCATTATTATATTGAGCCAAATAGACCTTATTGCCTTCTTGTATCCCTTCTATGTTCCATTTTAAGTATAGGAATTTATTGGCATTGTTTTTAACCCTGTAAAGCCCGAAGTCTGTAGCTTTTTGCGTTGGCTTACCTTGTATCGAGTAGTAAGAGAGATGCTTCCATTTTATATTAGTATTTCCAGGAACAGTCTCAAACGACTCATTCTTATACCCATCTACACCGCTCATCATGTCGAAGAGAAAGTTATTCAACTTCATATTCCTTTTCCGACCTGACAGGTCCTGTAGATACCCCGATACCTTAAGTATCTCATTGGAGGGGACAGATTTGCCGCTAGGAAGAAGGGTCATCTTGAGATTGGAGTAAGTGGTAACACCTGTTATTTCTATTTGTATACCTTTATAATTAATGGGAGTCAAGCTAAATTCATATATACCATCGCTTACAATTTCATCTGTACCATTAAAAGCATTTACCCATTGATTATCGTTCTTTTGTACAATCACCTTAATTTTAGCCTCATTTGAAGCTCCTTCTATCTTGATTAAATCGCCTTTAGTCAAAAACAAAGATTTATCTGTTACTAAGTAACCTAACGTAGTGTCACCTTCGTTTCTTCTTCCATTGAGAATAATTTCATTCTCTGTTTGTTTACCGATAGCATTACCAATCGGACCTTTGACCCACTTTGTAAAATTAGTGTGATACACATCCATCGGTTTGCTCATGTCATAATAGAATGAGATATGCTCCCTTATCCATTGAGGGATAGGGGAAGGCTTGGAACCACCGCCACCCGAACGGATTTCGCCAATGTGATTCAGTGCGATTGTATTCAACCGCACCGAATTTAAAGATATTGTGTTAACCTTCATAATCACTCCAAAATTAATGCCTTGACAGGCTTAACATTGCACTGAATCTTGATATGCTGCTCACCCAATACACCTTCGATGTTCTTCTGCCAAACCGTTCCAACACCGTAATCGACCTCAAACGCCACCCAACTCTCACCGTCCAAACTCTGATACAATACCACCTTGGACGGATGTGTATCGAATACCAATTGCAAACCAAATGTAGACGCAGCAGGCTGAAACTTATACTCCTGATTGGAGCCGGATGCTGCAAAATTGCCGGTTATATCCTTTAATGCCATAATTGTAGATTTAATTGTTAAACGATTTCAATTGTAATACTTTCGCCTCTTCTCTGTGCATCCTCTATCAGCACATTGAGCTTATCGGATGTATATCGGGATTCGGTCAATCGCCCGACTTCCGTATTCCTTCCGACAAGTATGCAGCCGGCAGAGTCATCGGCAGTATTCCCCGGATGTATCAAGATGCCTTCAAAGGCAGGGACGTTAAGCAATCGTGGCAGGTTTCTGCCAAACTTGGGAGACCAGTTATATACTACCTTATATTCTCCGTAAGGGATGGCGGTTTTGCCATATACCTTCTTTTCATTGCTCAAATCGCGGACGGTGTCTTCCAGTGTGTTGCAGAAAAACTTTCCGTCTACGAACAGTCTGCCCACCGTGTAAGCGGGTTTCTTCCATAATCTTTCTACTCTTAATTTCATATTATATATTTTTTATATTTAAATAATTTATGTATGTTTGCGACAGTATTTAATTATACTGCTTTTCATAAAAGATATGGCGATAACTATGCCGGTATAGCGATACCGGCTTTTTTATTCCTTCTTTTCCTCCTTCTTGGATTCAAATAATATCTGTGCAGCCAATTTTGCGATATCTTCCTTGTTTTCAATTATCACACTCATCGTTTTCTCTGCTTTCCTCAATTCCGCCTTTTCCCATGATTTTTCCCTTACCGATATAAATTCGCAGAATATACAATAGACCGTCCAAATCATGGAGAAGACAGGGAAAGGGATAACGACACAGCAAAGTAAGTCTATGAAACACAATTCTAAGAATGGCGTGAAGTACTTCTTTGCTTTGACAGCCGTTTTCTTGTAACCTGTCGATGTCCTTGCCTCGCCGCGCTGTTTGGCTTTCATAACTCCTGTCAACAGGTCTATAAACATAGCCCCAATAGTGACAGCGATACATAAGGCAATCAGCACGATGTGTGTCATCATGTGCTGCTGGATAAAATTGTAAATAACATCTTTCATTTTGTCTGTTTTTAAGATTAATACTATATTTGCATGTGTTTTTCATAACCCAACAGACCTGGCGAGGTTTGCATAAGTTTTTTCCCTGCTGCCTGCGAAGGCATGCAGGGAGTTTTTACAAGTTTAGTCTACAATTGCAAAATCTTTATCAGAAATACAAAACCATCCAGTATAGTAATTTGAATCACCTTTTTTCAGGTTTCCTATTTTACCATTTCCATATACATAGTGATAAGTTTTAGTATTTCCTGCACCATAACTCATTTGGAAAGCTTTAACACCGTTCGCTCTATTCCCAGTCATAGCACCTTGATCATACATCTTGCAGTACAAAGTGTTTCCATCGTTTTTTTTAGCATAAACTAAATAAGGTATTTGTGTAATTTCTTTTTTATCATAATCTATGCTTGTATTTGTTTCAATAATTCCATTATCAGTCAAATAGCCAATAATAGGATTAAACACAGCAGTTTGAAGCCCATAATGTAAATTTATGGTAATATCTTCTAGTGCTTTAAATTTGGCAAATACATATATTTTATCTCCTTGCATTTGATAAGTATCTTGATAATTAAGAACTTCTCTTGCCGTATTTGTTTGTTTGTCAAAAGTGTTGCTTGAGCATATATTAACAGAAGAAATTGCTGTTATACTATTACAAAAAACTTCTTCTCCCACAGATAATTCCTTGTTATCAGCATAAAAAATGTATCCTAAATTTTTTGCGGATGGATAATTACTATCTGTATCGGGATTAATTAAAGCATGAAATCCTCCTACAAAGTCTTGACCGCTATCTCCTACTGCATTGCTTACAGATTTTATTTTCCATGGCCCTATAGTCTCACTCATTTCTGTAAATGACGTATCTTGTGGAAATTTTGATAATGTTCTGTTTTGATTGGAAAGTAATCTCCATCCACGAATACCAAACATTCCATTAGGGCCATTCAACCCAAGACATACCATTATATCATGCGTAGTATTATACTTTCTTATAACCTGTAACAGATTAAAAGTTCTATTAACATTGTTGTCAGTATATTCTTTTCCAACAACCTTATCTGTATATTCAATAACTCTTGCTCTAAAAGTACCGGGGTTTTTTTCTAATAAATTTATTTTTTCTTTATTTAATTCGGGAATAAATTTTTTCAGTCCTTCATACAGATATTTGGGATTACTATTTCTTGAAACCACAAAAATATAATTGGCTTCTAAAGGAATATCTTCTTTCTTTATTACGACATCGAAAGGTACAATTCCAGAGCCGGCATTCATATTAATAAATTTAATTATACTATCTTTTTCTTTATTAGTATTTGTTGCAAAACCATAGCTCGGAATACCAGAACCATATTCTTCACCTATAATTTTATAATCTAAAGACTTGTCTAATGGGTAATAAAAAGTTGTATAAGAGTTATTTTCGAGCCACTCTTCATGGAGAATATACCCAGCATAGGATATAGATTCTGTCATTTTAGTAAAATCAGCTTCAAATAACATATCGCTTATGTAGGTGTCTGATATCCTAAAAAGATCTTTTTCATAAATCTTTCTTTTTGTTACAAAAATAAATTTTGCATCCTTAGGATGATCATCTTTATTCAATCTAAATGTTATAGGTTCTTGCGTTGGAGAATTCATTGGGAATTTTAGTAATATATCTTCTACAGAAGAACTCATTGCTTTAGAATACCCATACGTTATCAATGCTGTACCATAATCTATGCCTTTTAGAATATAATTACAATCTTCTAATGGATAAAACTCTGTCGTATATTGTCCGGTTAGAAATTTATTATCCATTGTAAAATATCCATCAAGAGATTTTTTTGAACTTAGTTTTGTCTCTTTAGAAACTATTAAACTTGAATTTAATAATTCAATTGATTTTGTTATTTCTTGTATTTTATTTACACCTGAAGATTCAGTATATAACTCCGGTTCTTTTCCTCCAGTATTTATACGACTTGTTGTAAAAAGATAATATTCCGAATCATTAGAGATAAAACTATATAGAACGTTTTTAGGATCTATAGAATTAACCTTCATTATAGGCTTAATCATTTTAAAACTAGAATCTGAAATACCAATAGAGTAGTAGCCACTTCCATATTCTTGAATAGAAGCAACTCCTTTTTTAAAGGATTTAAGAGAATATAATTTTGTTTTATAATGATTATTGCCGCTAAATTCTCCATTTAGGAGAAATATTCCAACTTTACTGAATTCTTCTTGAACAGCAACTCCCCAATGAGGGGAATCTAGCCCATTATAATTTTCTAATTTGGAAAGTTCTTCCGTAAGGTTTTTACGACTAGTTGGATGTACCACCGCATCAGTGGTTGTAGCCGGGTAAATGGTCTGACCGTCTTTGGTAAGTTTATGAATTTTAGCCATATAATTCTTATTTTAATTCGTAAATTTATTCTTTATCGGTTCCCGATTAAAGGGAACCACTCAATACATCTTCGTATTCCTTATCGGAAATAGGAGAGGAAGAAAGCATCTCATTCTGCACATCCTTTACCACAGAGTCTTTTAATTCGTCGCGCTGCTCCTCTGTCATGGAATCCCATGTCATTGGGTCTCCCTTATCACCTTTCTGGTAGTTTGGATAAACCTCAATTGTACCTGTACTGTCATCAGACTTGCCATTGACAAGAACGATGCCTGTAAACTCCATGGATACAAGGTTACAGATACCATCAGCAAAATCAGCATCAGTAAGGTAATACTCGCGTCTGACCGTCAGGTTGCCCGTACGCATGCCATGATTATCAAACACAACCAGCAGGCTGCCATCATCCAGCCTGCGACAGTTCTTGTAGTCGTGTCCGTCAAAAGAGACTACAACTGGTTTCGACAATGCTGTCTGATAAGTAAACCGGAAAGGAGTTTTCAGGTCTCCATTCAGGTTTTTCTCTATGATTTTAAAATCGGACTGATAATTGATTCTCATAAAACTATAATATTGATGTCACATCGTCAATAGCTTCGGCAGACAGATACTTCTTATCAGCGTCTACGGTTTTCTGGTAAGGTGTTAAATCAGGTGCCACGTATCTTTTCAACGTATCGGTAGATAATCTTCCGTTTGTATTCCCTTCCTGGAAGGGTATGTTCTCCTTACCGTTCGGCATTGTCCGTGCGTCAAGCTCGTTAATTGTTTTTCCTGCCATAATTATTTGTTTTACATTATAAACATTCTGCCAATATGGATATATAAGTGCTTACAAATGCAGCTATCTCAATCCAAAACACCGGCTTATCAAATCTATATATCATATATCCGGCCACGATGAAACAAAAAAGCGGGATATACCAAAATCCTACAATGCAAGTCCATAGCATGGCAGATAATCCACATACGACAGTAGCGGTATAATGTATCTTGCCATCTAATTCCAATCTGAAACAGGGAGCTGCCCCTACAAACATCAAACCTCCACATGATAGGAAAGTGAGGAATTGAATCTGTTCGGGTGAGCAGTCCAACCATGCCGGAAGCAATAACATCGCCGGAACAATCATGGCAAACTGAAACAGCCATTTAGGATAATTACGCTTCTCCAACTGATAGTAAGTGTCGGAGACAGAGTAAGGTATTCCACATATTTTTACTACATACATTATGTATGCGGTAAGCAAAACCAAAGAAATAATAGTCAGTGTCATAATATTATAAATTTAAATTAGTAATTGATAGCTACATATTTTCTCTCATTCATACTATATGTCATATCAGCACCTATTTTTACCATCTTTATTTTTTTATTGACAGTATCAATTGCTATAATATTGAATGAATCCTCTGTTTTCGTTCCGTTGATACGTGGAGTATCCGATTCAAAGGCTGCCGCCAAATCAGTCGTTCCCGATGCCACAGCTATTACGGGTATCCCATTCAGGTACCCGAATGTATCACAATGCTGGTGACCAACGAATGCGCCAACCAATGTTCCATTGTATGTGGCGAAATCTATGTCAACTGTCACACTTCCTAATACGGATTGCCAATTATCAACAGTATATGTATAAGTTTCATTAATTGCAGTCTTGTTCTTGTAAGCAGTAAGGATATCCAAAACGACATCGCCTGACTGCCCATTGGGAAATGTGTAATCAAAAGTTTTACCATACCAATATTCGGTTGTAAATGGATTTTCTTCAAATCTGACCAAGGTGTTAAAATAATGTGTCACGATAACTACATGCCATTCATTTTCAACTTTTAACGCACTGATTAAAAAGTTTACTTGTTCCTGAGAACAGCAAGTCTTATAGTAATCTGCTCCATTATTGCTGGACTTAACGGAATCGGATGGTATCTCGCAAGCGTTAAGTACAATTACCCGAACCTTATATTCCGAAAAATCCCGATAAAAATAAGTTTTACCGGACTGAATTACAATTCCGTTTTTTTTAACATAAGGCTTGTAAAACCGGTCATATAACTGAGAAATCGTTGGTAAAGAGTTGGCATTTGACTGATCATGATTGCCCAGAGCAACAAGAAAAGGTTTCTTAAAATCCTCCTGTAAACGGTTGAACCAATTATAATCACTTAATACACTCTTATTGACAATATCCCCTCCATGGATGGCGCAATCAATGCAGCCAAACCTTTGGCTGTATCGCAAAAAACGGCTAACAGCCGAATCATGCCCATGGGTATCTGCTATGAATGCAAATTCGAAAAAATTTACCTGAGAAGTGTCGTTATCGAATCTATCCCCATTATAATTATAATATATGGATGCAGCGATTACGGCAGATTCCTTATCCTTGTTATTCAGAATCACATCATTACTGCCGGTTAATGTACCTTCTTCAAATGATAGCTCAATAATGGATGGTCCTAACTCCCAAGGTGGCATTTCTTCATTGCCATCATTGCGCCGTAAGGATATACGGATATAATGCACATTTGGCTCTCTCCGGTAAACACCTTCCGATGTATCGTCAAGCACAGTCCCGACTACCGTACCGGAAGAAGTGTACCCCATCAGGTATGCCTTGAAACGAGAATCCGTCTTCAACCTCACAATACTATAATTGCTGATATCTATCATATCCTTAGTTACCAATCGAATACTACTCGGAGTACTGACAGAACCGTCCGATTGAAGCGTACCTCTGACCCACTTGTCGTTAGGGAGATATACCGAATCATTCATATTCACAGACTTATAAGGTGCTGCCGGAGAATATCTCTGTCCGTCTTGATATATCGTCATTCCGGTTAATGGTATATCTGATTCGGAGAAGTCTTCTTCCGTGCCGGACGCCCCTTCATACGACATAGAGAAACCAACTTTAGCGAAATCATCGGGAGATATAGCACCATCATCGGTTCGCCTGAATGCTATCCTAAAAAAATTTACGCTCCACCAATCAGTAATGTTTTTGTCGGACCAACCATAATCATTGACCAATTGTCCATTTTCACCATATCCTATCAAAGAATAATTATACCCGGGATTTATACGTAAGGTATAATTTTTCTTAGGCTCTATCCGAATCATATTCTTCGTTATAATTCTAGTATCGGAAGAGGTTAGATTGCCTGACATATCAGTAGAGCCATTAATGATTTCACCCAAATCCATTTCTACCAGCACATATTGCGAGGGTGTCTTTTTTAAAGATACGGCAAAATCTGTAATTTTAGCAGGGATGGTTACAGTATTTGTGCCACTCATCCAATCTGTTATATCTTCATATTTTACCGAAGCATCAATTCCGCCGATGAAGTACTGATATCCGTCATTGCATCTGAACTGATAGGTCCGATTCCCTTCGATAGAAATGAATTGTGATGATAGCCTGTTTTTTGCTGACGGGTTAATAGAAGTTCCGGGGCCAATACTACCTATCGATAGAGATATTGGGACATTAAACCAACCTGAGTCACCCGCCAATTTTTCCCCAATCTGATTAATTTTTTCCGAACTGCTCTCCAGTCCGGCAAGGTCTGTTTTTTTTGCATATCCGGCTAAATCAACATTACCTCCACCACCTGTCTTCCCGGTATCCATCCACGAACCGGCTGTTTTACAACGGTATATCTTCCCAGGGATAGAATCACCAACCACCGCCCAATCTCCGGGGGATGGATTTGGGTACTTGGACTTCAATTCCTCAACAGTTGGGAATAGCCCTTTATTTTTTGTCGCCGACAGACTCACACTATCTATGGCGGTAGAGATTTTGCTGAAATTCTCATTCAAACGAGCAGCTATATCCCGAAATTTTCCCGAATTCAGTATCGTATTTAAATTCATATATTATTTTTTTACTCTTAACACTCCACTTATGATTGAATCACCAATAGGGATTGATGTCATATATACACCTCCCGTTTCCACGCTGTCCTCAGAAGTAGGCCAATTACTTGAAAAAAGGTCAGATATATAATGTCTGGATGATATATCGGAATAAACCGCTTTCATTCCAACCCTCATTACCTCACCATTCCCACCTATAACCGTTACGTTCTCAGGTGCAATAAGGATGTCTGTTTTTTCAACCTTATTCTCAATTCTAATTCGTTCCGGATATACTGTGGTTTTCAGTAATTCTTCATTATTGCTGCTGTATTTTTTTAAAATAATATCTCCATATTCATAACCTTCTTCCGACCTGTCAAACCTCATCGTCACTGTCTCATTTCCTTCTGCCGTGAACATTTTCAAAGTCTTACTTACCGGATCTATCACAATCCTCTTACCATCAATAGCAGTTTCTACACGCCCCCTGAATAATCCTCCGACAGCGTATATGTACCCTTTTAAAAATATATCACCACCATGAGTTGCTATAAACTTGGCAAGATTACCCCACTCAGAATCAGAGGGACTGTAATCAGGATTGGATTTTAATCGGGCTATTGTACGCATAGCTTGCTGTAATGTTCCACCCGCCCAAAATGCCACATCGTCATCGTCATTATAGATACCTGAAATACCTGCGGTTACTTTTTGAAGCTTTCCGTTCTTGTAGTTCCCAAGCTGTATCATGTTAGCCAAAATCAAACCACCAAGAATGTCTACAGAACCATCTTTGATTGCATCCTGTATGTATTGCAGGTATTTGAATCTGTCTGCCGATTTATCGGTATCCAATCGTGATGGACACCAATCGGTCGGAATGGTACCTCTTTCCAGCTTAATATCGCACACTGATGCTTTGCCGGAAATAAAAAAAACGCCTAATGACCGACAGGTGAATTTATACACATATTTCTTATATGTATCGTCAAGAGACTCTGTAGAATTATAATTCCCATATCCGACAGTAAGAGATGTACCCTTGGCTCTTAAACTTATCACATACTGCTCCTCCAACATAAGGTTAACCTCTTGCGACAAGTAACCGATATCTGCTCTGTAACCGGACACGGCTTCACTGTCTTCTACGATATTCGCATCCCCTTCCCAGTACTTTATTTTTGGCGAATAAACTTCTGTGTCTGCCTGCATTTGTGTTGATTCTGATATATCAATGCTATCATAATCACCCGTAAACCCTGAATTTAATAAGAGATTTTCATTACCTATCTGCACGGCATTATATATCTCATCGGGAAGGTCGGTCAGATTGGCGGAACCGGTGGAGCCTTCTTGAATGTGAAGCTTTCCTTTCAATTCCACGCCTTCACCTTGGGTGAACTTAACAAAGCTGTTACCATCACGGTCCCCAATATACGCATCACCGTACACATGGAAAAACGCCTTGTTGTTAGTTTTGTCTACGCCATACTCAACATACTCCTTGTTCAAGTAGGAGTAGGAGTCTATACCGTGATACAGAGTAACACTCGGGCTGAACACATCGGTAGAAGAGAAAACAATGGCATTCTGTGCGTCAATATTGCTTTCATCCGTCACGTCCTTGTTGTCAATGCCTTTCCATTTGATTCGTGCACCAAGGTGGGCTACAGTATCACCCTTTGCCGGGATGTCACTGCCTGTGTCGCAATCCGCCATGCTGAGGTCAATATAGTGCAATTTGTATATGCCGACATTGATAGGCTCTTTGCTTGCCCCTACACATAAACGCCAATAATAATGGTTCGCTACCTGTTGGTATTCTCCCGGTTTTTGTATGTTGAAGTTTTTGCTCTGTACCTGGAAACCTGCACGGAAGCGGTTCTCCACTTCCACACCGTCCTGTTCGGCAAGGAAGAAACATCTGTACACGCCTTCGGGGACGCCATTGTCTACCGTTTCTTTATCCATCAATTGGAGTTCACTGCCATCTGCAAGCAATATAGGATTCCCGTCTGCCATTGAAAGTATGGGCGTTTGTTCAATGGTACCCTTGGTCCAAACATCAATAAGCGTAACAGCACCACCCGGAGTTAGAACTATCTTTCCACCTACAGAATTTACATTTTGTATCTCCAGTGATTCGAAATAGGCTTTCATGCGGACTTTCAGTTTATCAACCTCCGCATAGGTTTGACCTGTTTCCTTATCAACCATTATGATACCACCTGTACTACCACTGACAAATTTTCCTATTTCAAAAGCTTTGTCAGAGGATAACTTGTGCGGGGTACGGTCATCTTGTGTTTTACTGAGAAAATGTCGAGAGACTTTTGCTAAGATATCAGTAGTAGAAATACTATTCCCTCCCAATGTATTACCTATGATATCGCCTGCAATTTCTGTAATAGTACTTCGTAATGCAGAAACATTTGCAGATAATTTGTCTGTTAATTCAACAGATATGTCATATAAGCAATTTTTGTCCGCTTTACAAGTAAATGAATTTACATACATAAGATACTCATGTTCGTTGTATTTTATATACATGCGAACATTCTCATTTAGTAATTCTGCTAATTGAATATTGTCTGCAAGAAATACTCTGGAAAAATTGACGGAGAATGTGAATTTTTCGTCATTATTCTCTGACATATACTTTATCAATGCTTCATCCAATCTCTTCTCAGCAGCGAGTACAAGGGACTTAGGCATCTTAATGCCTGTAATCACAAATTTATCCCCGACAGAAGGCTTATAGTTATTGGTGGCATTAGGCATAACAATTCCGAAAGTGGTATTGTCCTTTTTTACTGCAATCCAAACTTCATTTGTAGAAGTGTTTTGTTGGCTTTCTACATATTGGGATGGTTGTGAAGTAACCTTCTGCTCAAAATCTCCTGCCGGTAAGTTCCCGGAAGAATCCACCAATACAGGGTTGAATGCCCTTTCCGGTTCATTGTCCTTATAGGTAACTCCTATTTCAAACTCGCAAGCAGCGCAATTACCCGTAGTCATATTGATTACAGCCGTACCACCCTCCAAACCCTGTTCGAACAGGTTAAAGCCGTAATCTCCATTATATATATGTAATTTTATGTAGAAATAAGAATGTACATACTCATCTGTATCATTGAATATATTATTCCCTTCTCCGGTTCCGAGTTCGTCACTATCATTAGCATCAAAAGCAATATCCGCAATCTCACCAAATAACTGTCCCGAAGCGTTTGTCACATTTTCTATAGTAGGCTTTATATCGCTAAAATCTACCTTTATCTCTTTTATCTTCTTAGAAGAAAATGTATTTTTGAAAGAGTAGTAATCATTTGTGCCAGGTATCTTATACGTGTCGTTAAGCGCATTGTAGAATCTTTCCGCTCCATTTGTTTGTCTGTAAATGGAAGGCATAAGGTTTTGTGTACGTTCTATAGTACCTTTTTCATCATCATTCGGATAGTAGAAAGGGATATTATCAGAGCTACCAACACCAGTAACGCGATTGACAATTTTATAATTGGCGTTTGTCTTTTTTATTGATACAAGCCCTTTCTTATACTCGAAGGGAGTAGAAATTACATTCTCTGTATATCCTATGTGACAAACCTTACCTACAAAGTAATAAGGAAGTTCGTATATGGTATATATGGATTGTAACGCTTCTGCAAGATACACATTGTCAAGTGAAACAAGTTTGGAATCGGAAGTAATATCATCATCTATGATTACCGAATATCCGATACCCGATTTTGCCATTGAAGCGTTAAGGCGACCTACAAACTCGTTTATGTCTCCCATGAACTTCACAGAAGTAGAGTTGGAATGATAAGTATCTGTTCCAGTTGTCACCACATCCATGAAATACACGTTCTCCAATACGATACGTTCTGAAACGAACTGGAGTTCATGCTTATACATAATGCTCTTGTTGTCCTTTGAAGATGTAGGGGTTTGGTCGACATAGTATCTCTCACCTCTGAACTCCACAAATTCCTCTCCAGTCCACTCTTCATCCAAGCAAGACGGATAGTTGAGCGTGGCGGTAAGCGTAGGAGTGCCGGCCATGCGCTGTGCCGTGTAAGTGTATTCACCCAGCTTTGCAGACATGGTTTCGTTGGGAAACTTGACTTTTTCCCCATGTGCATCCAGCTTGTATATGTATAGGCTCTGTTTCTCCATTACTTGTGTTGTTTGTTTTCTCTGAATTCTTCGTATATATTTGGAAACTTATGCAGGACATATTCGATGAACATATAAATGTGATGGTACAGATCTCTATTCTCACCATCATACATAATATCAAGTCGATTAACGTCTTGTATCTTCATGAATAGATTGAAAATTGCGTTATCTGTTTCATCAATTCGCTCTTGCATTTTGGCAATCTCTTTAATGAAGTTGGCATCTATGTTTATCACTTGTTTATTCATTATTACCTCCTTCCTGCTTGTTCGTTTTGTTGGCTTGCTGTTGGGCAATCACCTTTTCTTCTGCTTCCTTAACTTCCTTAGTCACTCGTTGCTCCTCATCGGGTGTGCTCTCCGTGTTCTTTTCAATAGCCGTTTTCGTGGAGAGAATACCAGCCTGTTTCATTGAGATAAGCATGTTGTTATACTCAGTTGCGCTGAACGGCTGCCATATCTTGAACTTACAGCTGACACGAAGTTTGTCAAATTCTGTAATGGCATTTACGTTCTCGCCTTTTTTTACCAATTCTTTGGCTAATCCCTTCTTGAACAGGCGCATCATCTTGTCTGCAAAATTCTGCCACTCGATAACCCCTTGCTGGGCATTCTTCAAATCTAAATCACGGGTCAGCGTAATAGCCAGTCCGCTTATGTCACCACTTGACTTGACATCTTTAGGCAAAAGAAATGTGCATGAGGTGTTTATCTGTATCTTCTCGAACAAATCTTGCAGACTGTCAAGCATACCTTGCGGACTGGGCGGTGCTTTGAACTCTGCACTTCCGTTACCGTCCATTGACTTGTCTTGCAAAATGATACTCCCTGCAAGTTTCTTTGTCGTTTCTGACAGATTGCCTTTAATATACAGAATGCCCCAGCCGTTCCGTTTCTGAATGACAAAGAAGATGTTGTAGATAATCTCGTAAATCTCGATAAGACTCTGTCCGTTGTTCCACGCCACATTACCGCGTTTGGTACACAATGGTATCTCACTGAAACCGTGCTCTACCGGGTTTTCCCTTATCCAGCCATCTTCATCCGCTCCATCGCCCGAATTACGCATACGATACATATACTTGTCGTCATAGCTGTCTATGTATTCCACACCATCCGCATCGGCATAGTAAACACTTTCAAGAAGTCTGTCACCGTTGTTGTCATTATGGGATATGATAACATAACCGCCCTCATAGTTTATCAGGCGGCATTTGATACGTCCTTTATAGTCATAGTAGAATAAAAGTCCTGCATCTCCCGTAGCAAGCTGCGTGCGGACTGCTTTTGTGCGCCATCCGTCCATATTTCTGTCAACCCAATACTCTTTGATAGTAGAATAATTTTCTTTGTCCCTTTCAGGTGGATTTCCACCTCTCAAAGACAACACGCAAGGATTACCGCACAAATAGATAACGTGACTTGCAAGTATCTGCTCTTGGAGAGCCAATGCAGTTCGTTGGAACTTTATTTCTTGATAACCTCCGTTTTCCAACTTCACGCAAATGCTTGGAAGATTATTGTCAAACAGGACATCATGGCTCATCGGATCAAGTTCCTTCAAAAATCTTTCCTGTGTGACAATTGTTTTTTTAACCTTCGGAATACATGCTGTCCGTGTTTCTGTAACGGTTGCGGTTTGCCCTTCGGAATAATCGTTAATGGAAGGAGTATCGCTGCCTCTGAAAAACGGCTTCTTCTGTAACAGGGCATTTATGTTCCGTAATAAATATAACTTCTTCTCTTCCCGTGTCATTTGTCTGCGTCAATTAGGTTGTAATACTTCATACAGGCTTCCTTGCTCGGCATAGCAGAACACTCTCTCGAAGTCCATTTACAGATGATGTCATGTTTCTGCGGAACAACAATAATTCTTCGTTGTCCTTCTTCTTCCTCAATGTTGAACTTGTCGTTTAGCTTTACACGTGCATCCAATACGACCTTACTTGCTTTGATAAAAGTATCTGAATCTCCACTTGCTTTCGCGTCGTCTGCAATCTGTTTCATCTCCGATATTTCTTTCAGCAACGCTTCTCGGTTCTCATCTTTAGATATGGTAGTGATAGCACCGATGCCGAAAGGTTTCAGTTTCTCAGCAAGCGTGGATAACACCTTGTTTGAAGGCTTTTCATCTTCTTGGTAAGCAACCTTGGCAGCAAGGTCCTTATCCACAAAAGAATCGCACATCACCAAATAGGCAACGTCTCTTAATCTTGCTTCAATTCCTTCTGTTTTAAGGGAATTGATAATATCCTTTATGTCGTTATAGCTTATCATATCCTAATGGTACTTATTTGCGAGATTACACCAGCAATCTCGTTGGGGTCTCCACTCCCCCTCTATTGACTACTTGCGAGATGCTTTCGCCAACTACTTTTCTTAAAATCCCTATCGCTCCGTTTAGATCAGCATTCAGGATTTTACCTGTACTGCTACGGAATAGACCTCTTTGTATGCGCTTACCTAAATATGTTTCATGTTGACACATCTCTTCGCCTGCGTAGTGGTCTATTTTGGAAGTATAACTTTCTTCGGTTATTACGACCTTAATTCCCACTTCTTCGGACTTGTACTGTATCTGAGAGATTAGCTTTTCAAATGGGATGCTGACAAAGTTTTGATTGTTACGTTTCCCCATATTTATTTGCTGCTTCCAATCTTTGTTATTACCTATTACAATAGTATCAATATGATTATCAATACAATAGTTTACAATAAATCGGGAAGTCTTGTGCATATAGTCATTCACTTTACAATTCCGCTTTAGTGTTAGTTTCCCTATTCGCCTACTTGTACCTTTCCCTCCAATGAAACTCATTAACTTAGTTTTCCTCTTGTTGAAGTATTGGTTTATGGATTTCAATATTCTGCCATTTATGATAAAGCTCTTATGACATAGCGAATCATAGGAAGTTGCAAGGTTGTTCAATCCCAAGTCAATACTTAAATAAGAGTTTGGTTCAAGTCCGGTGGTTTCAATACTTTCTTTTTCATATACTACTTCTATGATATGGCAACTACATTGCGGGATAATGCGAACCTGACGCAAATTAGTTACTTTTGTTCTTAACGGTTGTATGTTTACTTTCTTCGGAAAGTGAATGTATCCGTCCTTCAACTTGCATTGCTGATAGGTGAATACGACTATATTTCGTCCTTTCGTCTTATGTTTATACTTCGGAGGTTTCGGTTTACCATTAAGCTTGTCCTTGCATTTACATAGTTTAAAAAACGACTTCCAATTCTTGAATAGAAGAGCAACAACCTGTTGACTGGTCTTCGCAGGAAGAGATGTATAATCCATTTGTTTTTCCTTTGCAAGTAAAGCTGTCAATCCGTATTCAGGAAGCAACTTACCACTCTTCGTAAACTCCTGACGAATCATATAGTTTGCGTAGTTGTACAAATTCTTGGATAGGAAACAAAGCCTGTCCAAGTACTTGTTACCAATGATAATATGTCGTTCTACTCGCTGCATATACATATATAATTATTATGTTCTGTGAGGCATATAAGTGCCATCCTAATACCATAAATGTTCATCGTAAATACTTCCTTCTGTCTGTGCATGGCTCGCTTGTTTGGTTTCTTCCTCGTGATTGTAATACCCTGCTTGAATCTCATTCCCGTATTCAATGTTAGCGCACGGAAGCATTCTCATAGCGCATGGGTCTAACAAGTCCATTGACCTGCCTTTCCCTAACATCTGATTCATTTTCTTCTTGTTCCAAAGCCGCTTCTTCCCACTCTGCATATCGTCAAATCGCACAACGGAACATTCTTCCATAAACTCGTTCTCAACCGTCACTTTGTATTTCAAGTTTTGATGGGTGTAAGTCTGAACGGCAAGTTTATCGTCAAATGTCAAGTTGCCTTCCTCTATCATCTTGCATAATCTGATATAGCACATATCCTTGACTGTCATTGCGGTAAGTTGGTAAAGCCCGAAAGGTTTATTTAGCGAGATATAAGGTACTGCATCGGGAATGTAATCATTGAAGTACCTTCCAGCAGTCGCGTCAAAAATGATATGGCTTTCGGCTGTTCCATGCTCAAATGCAAATGTCTTCACTGCCATAGCGTTTTCTCTCGGAGTGGACTTGCTAAGAATGAGAATGTCGTATGCGTGAAATCCATCCCATGCTAGAGCCACGAGATTATCCGTACCGTAATCCGCCAAATCCACGGTAATCCATTTGTCACCGTTTACGGCAGGGTTGTTGTTGAACACGCCTTGTGCGGAAGTGGAAGGGATAGGTATCTTTTCGTCAGAATCTGGGTCTGCATTATAGTTTACACCGATAAGCCCAGCAGCAGAGCGTGTACCAGAAGCGGCAACTGAACCAACGTACCCTGCATTGCCTTCCATTAGAGCTTCATTTTCATCAACTGTGCCCTCGTATAAGGTAAACGATTTGATAAAGTCTTGATATTTTGCTTTACCTTTCAAGTCTTTAATCAAACTGTCTATCTGTATCTTGCACTTAGCGTAAACTTCTTCTTTTGAATCTCCCCAAATCACATCATCAACGGTAGACCCAGCAACAAAAAAGAATCTGACTTTTCCTATTCTATCAGGGATACCCTTCCCGTCAACTCCAACATACCAATCTATGAATCTTCTCGTCCAATGGGTGCGTTTAGGATTGAATGTCGCACGGAATTTCCCCGTGAATGTTTTGCTTTTTCCACGATTACGGGATTGAATGTACGTAAATACCTCCCAAGGCATTTCGGTAAGCTCATCAATGGCAATCGCATCGTACTGCCATCCTTTCGCACGCTCCCTCATTCTGTCTATATTCGTTGGGTCTATATAAGTCAAATCGCAGTACGCTCCACTTTGGAATGATATACGTGGCGTGTCTGCCTCTTTAACTTTTACATATTCCCCGAATATGTCCTTGAATGTATCAACAAATCCTCCTCCTGCTTTTTGGTTCCCAAGGCTTCTACGACTTATTAAACATCTAAAATCAGGGTCAAGCATTAACGGTTCAGCGAATCCAAGAACAAGAGAGTATGACTTCCCGTTTCCGACCCCGCCGGCACCGAAACATATATCCACGTTCGTTGAAGCAAAGTAGGTTTGGAAACCTGGGAAAGGCTTCTTCACTATCGCATTATGTACTTCTTGTTCTTTCATCAAAAGCAAAAATACCTCTTAATAACAAGGTAATATATACTTAAACCAATGTCTATTTATCATAGTGATAAATACAGTGATTTTTTTATAGTTATACCTTTTTGTTAAAGCATTACTTTCGCATATAATCATTATAAAACATATAGTGTATGAAGTTTACGAAAGAACAGTTTTCAGAAGCACTGAAAGCAAAACTCACCAACAACGGCAAGAAAAACTTGGCTATGAGTGAGAGAAGTTTCAATGAGGAAGTAGAAGACATCTACGCCGATTTGGAAGAGAGTGGTAACAACGAAGAATTGGAGTTGGCAGATGCCGTAGGCAAAAAGATTAAACGCTTGGAACGTATCGACAACAATGTACGCAACGACAATTCAAAGTTTGTAAAGGAGTGGGAAAAGAATCATCCCCAAAAGAATGACGGAGACGGTAACGGAGATGGCAATGGCGATGGTGGAAACAAGTCTGAATTGCAGAAGATGCAGGAACAGATTAATTCCTTGCTCAAACGTGAGGAAGAGAACAACAAGGCTAAAGCAGTCTCCGAAAAACGCAGCCAGCTAAAATCAGCCTTGAAAGGGAAAGACGTGAAAAATGAAGACTGGATTAACGACCAGCTTGAACTGATTCACATTGATTCTGAAACTGACGTTGACGCTCTTACAGAAAGACTGGTCAAGAGCTACAATAAGTTTAATGCTAACACTCCACCTGACATCACTCCGGGCGGCACGGGAGGCGGTAAGGGAAAAACCGATGACTTTGCCGATGTGGTTGCTGTCGTAAGGAAGCAGTCGCACAGAGAAGAAAAATAATAATCATTTAAACCAAAAAGAAAATGTCAGATTTCTATCAGCAAATCCTATTGAACAGTGGCTACCTTCCCGGTAGAGCATTGGTTCAGGCTCGCGGAAGCATTGGTGGTCATCGCTATGTCTTCGTGAAGCTACAGATGAGCGGGAAAGACGCACTTGTATTTCCTACCAGTGGTGGAATTGTTAAAAACCCATTCAAAGGTAATGCAAGAGCTTTTGCCGGAACGCTCGCTGAATATATTCCCAGTAATGGTTCTAATGGAAGCGAAATACGCATCCTAAAATCGTATGCAGTTGCAAAAGCTACATCAGAATCATCTGATACGGTTATTTACTTGAAAAGAGACGGGTATTCCCTCATTCCGTTTGTAGGGGACGTTCTCATGGTTGCTCCTACCACATTGGTAGAGAAAGGAACAGCAGTAACAGTCACAGCCGTTGAAAAAACGACTGACGGAACGGCTGGCGATGTTTGGAAAGTTACATTGAGCGCAACCCTCGGAACATTAACAACTTTATCTGTTCTTGTTGAAGCGAAAGAAGCAGGGTCTGGTAAAGAAGCTATGGTTACTAATCCTAACTCATATCTTCCCTGCGACTTTGATTTTGTTTTTGACCCGGCTGCATCCGAAGATGATTTCGATGGTGCAAGATACCTTATCACTCCTGCATTGGCATTAGGAGATGTATTCCTCTACGAAGACCGTATGCAACCTCTTTCGGCTGCATTAAAAGCTTTGAACAAGAGCAAGGTTAAGGGTTGGTTTAACATTTAAAATTGACGAAACTATGCCTAAATTTGATTTTAATAACAGCAGATATGCAAGATTCTTTTCAGACAAGACCAATCAACGTTTCTTGCAATCCTTTGTCAATACAGAAGGTCTGCTATACACTAATTATGGTTGGTACAAGACTCAAGGTGTAAAAGCTGGTGCTCCCACACCTACCGCTCCTAATGGCATCGCTACTTTTTCTGTGAAAGGACGTGACTTGAAAGCCGCTCCTTTGATGGATTTGCGTGCACCTCTTGGTGACAGTAATCAAATGGATAAGGACGGTCTGCACTGGTACACCGCATCCATCCCTGATTTTATCGCTCCCGGTTTCGTTGAAACAGCTATGGAACGTGAAGCAAAAGAACAACAGTTTGAGTTGTTTGGAAACGATGCCGATTTGGTAGCCGCTTGGGTACATACATTACAGTCCCAACTTGATAGTGCGGACGCAACCATGAACTTCATGACTGCACAGTTAATGTCTAAAGGTCATATTGACTACCGAAATATCGCACGTGGCGTTCAAGCTCCGTTGCATAAGGCTGATATACCAACAGAGAACTTTACTAAAGCTGGCACAGTAGTTTGGACAGACAAAAAATGTAAGATTCTCAGTCAAATGGCGGAAAAGGAGAAAAAATATCGTGAAGAATGGGGGTATGAAGGTGCAATGGTATGGCAGGTTACACGCAAGATGTTTTACGAAGTAATGCTGCAAAATGCCGAAGTTAAGGAATTGATTGAAAGTTTCAAGAAAAATCCTTTAGCTTACATCGCAACAACCGCTACTGCACCTACTACACGAGAGTTGTTCTTAGCTGCTTTCCGTGATTATCCCGGTGTATCTCCAATTGAAATTGTTGAAGAACGTGAGCGTAATCTTACCAATACTGGAGACACATTCGTACAAGGTTGGGACGATAAGATTGCTGTTCTCCGCCCTGCCGGATATGCTTGTGAGTTTGAATACACCAATAACCTAGACAAACAGATGTTTGATAAGTATGGTTCAAGCGTAATAACCAAGATTTTTGCTCAGGCTAACGATGGTCTCTGCACGATTGTGAATACAACAACAAACAATGGGCTGTATAAGGAATGGCATACTGATGTAATGATGTCAGCTTGTCCTGCACTGAAAACATTCCGTAATCACGTAATTGTAGACACAAGTCAGGCAGACGATTAAATGTACAATACATTGCGTAGTAGTTATGGAAAAATCATTTGACCCGATAGCATACCTCAATGGGCTTACGAGATTTGTCTTTGAAGATGATGCGCTTGAAAATATCGCATACGAAAACGGTTTGATGTTTATTTCAGACCGTTCTGAAATAGATGAATGCACTAAAGACCATTGCCTTATCGCACTGTACGAACTTGTCATTAGCGGTCCGTGGTCTGTGGCTTCATCATCACTCCAACATGGCAGTTACAGACAGGACATAGGTAGTGAGACGGTAACGGCTGCCATAATCCAAAACTTGAAAGACCGTCTGAAAGCACTGTACAAAAAGTATGGTGAAGAAGAAGCGTTGAAAAGCATGGATTCGGGTAGTATGAGTTGGGTCAATGAAAATTCATTAGATGTATAGTTTATGCGTCTCAAAAGAAAAGCAATAGCAGAATACCCGTTTCATGGCACATTCTACACCGTGATAACGAATAAGCCGGAAGACGGGAACCTTCTCGGTGACGGTGACATGCTTGGGAATGAAAAGACGGATAGTTCTCCCGAAGTCCCCACTACGGGAGAGACCATCCTTCTTGAAACTGAATGTGACATACAGCAGGCTGCAAAGCTGATTAATTCTGGTACTATCATGGCTGACTATAAAGTATTTTTCCCGTGCAAAGTTGGTGAGAAGCTACCTATACGTTTCAATACCAATTTTAAATGCGAGGATTATGCAATACCAATCCAAGGCAGGGTTATAGGGCTTGAATATAGTCAACTTGGTGGTTGCTCGGTTGATATAAAAATGAGTGAAGTGTAAGATATGGCAAAGAAGGTTAAGACAGATTCATTGAATAAACTTATAAAGTTCTTATCGGAAGAAGCTGACAAAATAATTGCAGAAGAATTGAATAGGGTTACTTATAAAAATGATACAGACAACCTTCATGATAGCTACGGATGGGGAATATATGTTAATGGCAAACTATCCAAAAGCGGTTATCAAACGAAATACGCATTAGCCCCAAGAATTTGGGAGAGAGAGCCGCTATACGGACGTGATGCGATAACGGATTTTCTTGAACGTAAATATAAGCCTCATGATGGAATTGACCTTGTGATAGTAGCCGCAATGCCATACGGACAAATATTACAGGAAAAGTACAAATATGAGGTAATCGCCATTGCTCAAAACCAACTCAAAGCATTAAGTAACAGAATTAAAGGTTCAACTTTTGGAATTATAAAGAACGGTAAATACTGATTATATGGATAGTAAATACAAGACAACATCAAAAGTGGAAAACTTTTTTTCCATGCTGCTTACAAAAGCGGCTATATCCGATAACCTGTTCATCGGGAATATGCCTGCCACTGTTGAAAGCAATTGGAAAGAAATGGTGCTTGTTGATGTGCTTTCCATGAAAGATTACGGAGCTTATGCCAAAGGTTCTGCCAACGTGTTCTTGTACGCAAAATCAGTTGACAGTCACGGCACGAAACCCGTGAAGGAGCTGTACAAAATGGAACTTGCGCTTGACAAGGCTATTGAATCATGTAAAGACCCCCATTATGTGATTGATGTAAATTTCCGTGATGCAGATTATGACCAAAATAGGAACTACTACTACAACGTGATAAATATAGAAGTGACAATAAGGTAAACAGATTATTAACAGGATAACATTTTTTAATTATGGCAGTAAACAATACTGGCGCAACAGCCAAAAAATTCATCAAGCCTTCTTACATCGTGGCAACTCTGTTCACTGGCTCTGAACAAGACGATGTGCCAAAGGGCGACTCTTATATCCTTGAAGATGTAGTTGAGGATACCACTTCAATCGCTCAAGACGATAACGATGTAAACGACATCGAGTGCGAAACTTCCGACAGCCCCATTCTTTCCATCGTGAAGCTTGGCAAATACCAATTTACAGCTGAGGTTGCAGATACACAAAAAGACCTATTGGTCGCTCTCATGGGATTTACGGCAGGAACTACTGTCTCTACCAAATACTTTGCTCCGGCTCAATACAAGAAATTGTATGCAAAGATTGACGTAGTGTTTGAGGAAGGGGAAACGATGACTGCATTTGTGGTTCCAAAAGTCCAACTTAACTCAAAACTAATGCTTGAATCTTTGAACTCTAATGTGGGTCGTATCAACCTTGCAGGAACAGCGTATGATGCAAATATCGCTGATGGAGAGAAAACTATCAGAACGCCGTTTTATGTAGATTCAGCTTATACTTTACCCAAATAAAACTTGTTCATAATAGATAACTAGAGTGTTTACGGGCGGTAGGCTTATATGCCGCCGCCCTTCATGTTTATAATCATGGCAGTATATAGAGCAAAGAAAAAAGATACAGGACTAAAGACAAATGTTGTAACGGCTTGTACTCCTATATCTGATGAGTCAATGGAACGTTTGGCAAGGATAATGAATGACAGCCCAAGTATTGTAAAACTTCACGGTACGGAGTGGCGTATTAAAGGATTGAAGCCCGGTGTTCAATGGCTTATAGCCGAACAAGCGTGTCAGATTGTGAAGGGAGAGAAGTTAAGTATGGGAGATGTTATCAAAGAGTTCTCAGTAAATCTACCGGCAGTTGCACACGTGATAACGCTTGCACTTCTCAATGACAGGGACAGGATATTCTCTGATTATGAGAAAAAAGAACTATCAGATGACTACCACAAGGTCTTTGACCTTTTGATGTGGAGAGATTACGACATAAAGGACTGGGCATTATTGCTTGGTGAAATCCTTAACCTCATAAGCACGGATTTTTTTTTCGAGAGTACCAATGTGATTCAGACCGTGAGGGAAATGACCTTGACGAGGAAGACGAAGAAAACGGAACAAAACTGATAATATCCCGTACAGAGTGGGGGCAGATGATTGATTTTCTGCGCTCCAACACTTGGTGCTCTCGTGACGAATATTTATGGGGAATGACGGTTGGACAGGTCCGGTTAAGCTCGTTTGATTTTTCCCATGTAGAATACGGAAACAAGGACAAGAAAAAAAAGAAGGTCAGCAAAATAGGAAGTGTTGACGATTTGAAGAACTTGAATGATTTGGGTATGCCCATAATTAATAAAAAAGGATAACGATATGGCAAATAACGAAGCAGGAGCTTTCCTCAACATAACCCCTGATGTATTAAAGAAGTTGGATAGTTTCGATGAGAAGCTGGAGATGATAGAGAAGCACGCCCATACAGCAGCAGATGCATTGAAAAACGGGTTTGGCAGTGTGGTAATGGATACGAGTAAATTGGAAAGTGTGATTACTTCGTTAGCCAAAAAGATAGATGCTATAAAAGGTAATCCATTTGAAGGAGCAGGGAAAGGTGCGGAAGAGACTACAAGAAAGACTACTTCTCTGAACGAAAGCCTTTCACGTGCGGCAGATTTGCTAAACAGAATAGGAAACAATAAAATCGGAGAAGGTTCATTTGCTAACTTTAATATATCCGGATTGAAGCAGGGATATTCGGATTTGAAAAAATACGTTGAGAACATGGACTTGTCAAAGCCGCAACAAAAGGCTGCGGTAGAAGCCATGCGCTACATGAAGATGGAGCTTGACGAGCAACGAAAGACGGACGAGCAACGTGCCCAATCTGCGGAAAAGGCTGCACAACGTAAGGCGGCAGCGGATAAACGTGCTGCAAAGGAGGCAGCGGATTTAGCAAATGCACAGCGGTCAACTCCACAAGGCGCATTAGATTATTCTAAAAATGCAAAGTCTCTGCAACAGAACGTACAAGCTATAGAGTACCTGAAAAAAGCTCGTTTGTCTTTGAACACTACCGATGCGAACTATAAGAGCATGCTTGAACAGATAAACCAAGCCATTGCAAAACACAACCAAGCATTGACGGAAGCAGGAGTCAAATCACAGCAGCTTGCCACACGCCATCGCAACCTGATGGATACAGCCGGGCAATTAAGCCGTCAGCTTGCTTTGTTGTTCTCCGTGTCACAGATTGAAGGGTATATCAGCAAGTTGGCAAAAGTGCGCGGTGAATTTGAATTGCAGCAGCGTTCGTTACAAGCAATCTTACAAAATAAATCACAGGCAGACCAAATTTTCAACAAGACTGTCCAACTTGCCGTAAAGTCGCCATTTCAAATTAAGGAATTGGTTACATTCACAAAACAGCTTGCAGCATACCGTATTGAGAGCGACAAGTTATATGATACGACAAAACGACTTGCCGATGTATCTGCTGGTTTAGGTGTGGATATGGGCAGACTTATCCTTGCTTATGGGCAGGTCAAAGCGGCAGCATATTTGCGTGGTACAGAAGTTCGTCAGTTTACGGAAGCAGGTATCAATTTGTATGGGGAGCTTCAACGATACTTTCAAGAAGTTAAAGGCGAAGCATATACCACTGCCCAAATTGTGGATATGATTTCAAAACGAAAAGTAACCTTTGAAGATATTGAGAACATCTTCAAACGGTTAACTGACAGCGGAGGATTGTTCTACAATATGCAGGAAATTCAATCCGAAACTTTGCAGGGTAAAATTTCCAACTTGAAAGACAGTATTGATGTGATGCTTAACTCTATCGGTAAGGCTAACGAAGATACACTGAAAGGTTCTATTGATTCTATTAAGGTATTGATTGATAATTGGGAAACAGTTGTCGAAGTGGCAAAAGCGTTTGGCATTGTAGTTGGTTCAATGGTTTTACTCCCTAAGATAAAAGCCGCTGCAAATGGAGTTAGCTTGCTTTCCTTTGCTTTTACAAAAGCAGAAACCGCATTACGTTCTTTGGGATTAGCGTTCAAAACATCATTTCCGTTAATAGCACTTGGAGCAGCTTTACAACTTGTTAATGAGTTGTGGAATGTGCATTCTCAATACAACAAAATGTTACGAGAAAGTAGCAATAAATATTATACAGCTCAGTTAAGAATAGGAGAAATAGACGAAATAGCTAAAAATGATACAAGAAAAGCGTTATCATCCCTTGTAAAAGAGATGAATAATGAAGGATTTGAAATAGAGATAAAGCCTAATATATCAGAAAAAGAAGCAAAAGAACAGTTTGAAGAGTATAAAAAACAATATACAGAATTCTTGGAAGATATTAGGAAGATTGAAGCCAACTATGCAGAAAACAGAAAGAAAGGATGGCTGATAGGTAATGATGATATTGAAACAGATTTAGACGAATACGAAAACGCTTTCTATGACTTTATAGCGAAGGGTAACAAAATACAAGCTGAATTATTAAGGATTTCAGAAGAATCAACCTCCTTAGGCAAAGGAGCAAAAGAATACATACAAGAACTAGTAAAAGGAAAGAAAGAAGGAGAGAATTTAATTGACTACTACAAAAGACTTGCAGACTACTTGGAGAAGTTACAGAATGGTGTTCTTTTTGCAGGTAAGAAAAGTTCTATCGCCAGCTCATTTCTTGGAACAAAGAAAGATTTGGAGAAAGATAAAGAAGAAGCAACTAAAGAAATACGTGAAATCTTTGATTCCGTAAATGATGAGGTAATAAAAGGTAATAAGACAAGAGAACAATTTAAGATTTTAATAGATAAAGGAGATTTTTCCAAACAATGGTCTGATATAAAGAAGCAACTTGCATACGATATATATAACTTGGGAGATATAAAAGTTCCTCTTAGACCAGGAATAAATCAAGAAGATCCTCAATCAAACCCCAAACATGAACGTGACATATTAGCAGAACGCATTTCTCTTATCAAAGAACTTAACAAGGAATACGAGAAGCTGAATAAGGTAATGGGCAGCGATAAGGCAGCTAAGACAGTCATGGAACGCTACGCATCCCAATTGAAAGATGTTCAGATGCCTAAAAATATCATAGGGGAAGCATTCTTGCCTAATAAGGAAAATACGGCAAAGGCTTTGCAGGAACTTGCAAAGATTATTACTGACTTTAGGAAGAAGATAGGAGCACAAAAAGATGCTAATGTCTTGTTTGACGAAAAGGATGCAGATGATTTTAAAAAGCAGCTAGACAAAACTAAAGATAACATTGAATCCATGTTCAACAGCTTAGACTTACACCAGAAGCTGAAAGATGCAGGACTGTCCGAAGCCGAAGTGCAGGCTTTGTTCCCCGGACTTGCCAAGACCTTGGACGATGTAGAAAAAGGGATACGTGATGAATATGAAGCCAAACGTGATAAAAATGGACAGTTAAGTAAGGCAGACCAAAAGGGTTACGATGAAGCACTTAAAAAGCTGGGCCAACAGCGTGATAAGGAAAGCACAGACCTTACTATTAGAATTCTCAAGGATTATAAAACACAACTTTCAGAACAATTACAGCTTGATAAGTGGTATTACGAAGAAAAGGCAAATATAGCAAAAGCAACCCTTACAGATGAGCAGAGAGCGCAAGCTGAATCCAACCTTAAAAAAAAGTACGATAAGAAGACAGATGAAAATACTTGGAAGACGTTTCAAAATACAGACGAATACATCAAGCTATTTGAAAATCTTGACTATTCTTCAACGGCAGCTATTGATAGTATTCTCGAGAAATTAGAGAAATTTAGAAGGTCTCTCAAAAGTTTGCCGCCAGAACAGTTGAAAACAATAATTGAACAGCTTGAGAAGCTGAAAGGTGAAAAACTAGACAGAAACCCTATCAAGGGAATTGTTGAAGCTTTTAAAGACTTGAAAAATGCAAAACCAGAAGATAAGCAAAAAGCTATAGCAGACCTCGGTGCAGCATTTGAAAAAAATGCAGAAAAAATAGATAAATTCAATTCTGCTTTTGGAGAAGTTTCTTCTATGCTTTCATCTTTCGGGGTTGATGTGCCAGAAGAAATTTCTGAATCATTAAATGGAATGTCTCAAGCTTTCAGTGGTGCAGGAGAATTTGCATCATCTTATGCTACAGGTAATGTTTTGGGTATGGTTACAGGTGGAATGAAAACTATTGCCGGAATAGGCAATACCATCGGTAGCATATTCGGCATTGGCAATAAGAACAAGAAGAAAGAACGTGAAATCCAACGGCAAATAAAGAATATAGAATCACTTGGTAGGGCATACGATGAGTTAAAGGAGAAGATGGAAGCCGCTTGGAATGCAGATGATCTTCGTACACAAACCAAAGATACAATAGCCAATTTAGACCAACAGATTGAATCATATGAAAATATGATTAACTCAGAAGAGGCAAAGAAAGATTCTGATAGAGACCGTATTGATGAATGGAATGATGCTATAAATGAACTGAAAAAGACAAGACAAGAAATTTTAGACCAACAGAAATTAGAATTAGGAGGTATAGGTGGGGAGTCAGAATATAAGGATGCCGCCTCTTCATTTGTTCAAGCATGGATGGATGCTTTCAATGAAACAGAAGATGGACTAAAAGCCCTTAATGAAAACTTTGATAGTTTTATTGAAAATCTTATCGTCAAACAAGCTACAATGAGACTTGCGCAAGGGCGTTTGAAGGAGCTGTTTGAGAAAATAGATGAATCTGTTACAGAGGGAAGCGTAGGAGGGATTAACCTCACTAAAGAAGAGCTTGCAAACATCCAGGCTCTTGGAGAAAGCGCATTGAAAGGATTAAATGAAGATTTGCTTGCGCTTATGGAAACATTAGGATACAAAGGCACAAGTGTAGGGCAGAAATCTGAATTGTCGGCACTTACTCAAAGTATACAAGGTGTATCAGAAACCACAGCAGAAGCTCTTGAAGCATTACTTAATTCTATTAGGTTCTTTGTCAATCAACAGACAACTGACATAGCCGCAATCAGAATGCTATTAGAAGCCCGCTACAGCTTAGAATCCCAATCGGGCGAATCTAACCCCATGATTGTTGAGTTGAGGGCGCAGACGAGGTATTTGGAAATCCTTTCGGACAGGATAGACCGTGTGTTTGCACCAAGTCCAAATTCCAAGGGACCAGCCTTGCGCGTTGTAATGCAGTAGCTTCTGAACCAATTCATACAAAAAGGCACTCCGCTTGCGATAAGTAGAGTGCCTCTTCATTTGAAACGTTGGTCAATACTCAACGTGCTCTTATGCTAATATGTGGCAATTAGTCCATAATATACGGTTCAATCTTGCAAATCAACCACTTCTGTCAGTTTGTACTTTCTTCCGTCTATCACAACATAATTGCTTTCTCTTTCCTCAATTCCCTTAATCCCTTTGGAAAGTTTTTCAGCAAGTATCTTGGCTTCCTGAAAAGTGAAATAGTAGTATCTTTCGATGTTGTCGCATACATCAAAGACGCTGATACCGATTTCCATTCCAAACTTTTTCACTTCTTTTCTGCTCACCGCAACTCCGAATATAACAGGTTCGTCCGCAGAACCTTTCGCAAGCGATTTGTCGTTGAAAGAGATTTCTTCCCCGCTCTGCATTACAATAATGCGATTCAACTTGTCTACTTTTGCTTCTTCGTAATTCATAATTTTAGTATTTAATTGTTTAATATATCCGTTCTCGGCACACCAACACAGCATCTCGTAGGCTGCATCAAGCAATGACTTTGACTTAAACTCCTTATAGTAATCAAATTCATCTGACATTGAATAGCATACATACCATTCTTTGCAATCATAAATGGATATTGTCAGCCAATAAGTATCTGTACTTGTCTTTATTTCTTTCGGCAGTAAATCTATAATGTCTTGCAGGGTGAATACACCGCAATCTTTACGATATGAGTGGTCGTAATCTCCTCTTTCGGCATCATAATAACCTAATCTTAATCCAACAAAGAATATTGGGCTCATATCTACTAATTCATGCCAATCTTGTATAGCACCCCTATCATCAGTAAATATGCACACCATGCTCGCATTACTCGTATCAACGCCCAATTCTCTCAGGTGCAACATCTGTTCGATTGATAATACTTGATTTTTCATAACTCTCATTATTATTTTGCTAAAAAACTTTGTAATATTTCTTGCAAGTATCTCACATTTGAGTAGAAGCGAAGGACTGATTTAAGAGCAAGCTCTCCAGTCATACTGTCTTTCGGGCAATCCGAAAATCGTATTATTTGCGCAATCGCTTCTTCTCCTTCCAGTCTGCTTGCTATGTCCAAAATGTCTTTAACATCTTCTTTTCTTATTGATACTGAATTATTTGTTTCCATTTTTAGCATGATTTTATTAGTTACTGTTCTATTTTTATTTAAAACATCGGAATATTCCCACCTAAAATTCCTTGAAGATACTGAAGCAGTTTTATAGCATCTTCCTTTGACACAATTACGCTTTGCATCGTATTTTCAGGTCGGTCATTTTCCCTAATTTGGAATATAAAATATGGATTATTTACATCTCTACTATACATCGCACGAAAAATTGACATCGGCACAAAAGTTTTTATAGATATTTCACTTTCAAACATACTTTCCTTTATTTTTAGACATACCTCTTGCTGTCCGCATAAATGCGGATAACATAAGTATTTGGTTTATAAATGAATAGTTAACTTTAGATTACGCAGCAGGCTCTAATTCTCCTTTTATCTGCTTGATGGCTTTCTTCACGTCCCAATCATTTTCATATAGAGCAATGATGAACCGCACACCTTTGGTAGTCCATACCGTATATACACTTGTACCTGTCGAACCGTCCGAACGTGTGAAGGTCTGTGTGCGAGTGGAATGCATACCCCACGATGAATAAGGAGAGTGCAACAACCATTGACAAGATTGTTTATACAGAATACCGAGTTCTTTTAGTTTCTTGTTGAGTTTGGGTGCTTCCATGCCGATTTGTTTGGCAACTTGCGTGGTGGTCTGCGTGTTCACACTCTGTAAGTGGTTGTCGTAGTAGTTGACTTTCGGTGCAGCTTTTTTGATTTCCGTGTCTTGGAGTTCGATAGTTTCTCTCTGCTGCTCTGTCTCCGCTTCCAACTGCTTCATGCGCTCTTCTTTACGCTTGATTGTAGCCTGTGCAACAAGTAGTGCTTTCGCCATGATTTCTTCAGGAGATTCTTCTTCGGTAGTGGCAATGTAGCCGCCAGTCTTGCGGATGGTCTTTAGGATTTCCTTAACACCTTTCTTGAACGCTTTGGCGATTGGCTTGCGGCTCTGCATGAGGACTTCGTATAAACCATCTTCGGTTAAGAACCACATTTCGTAATTTCTACCATCTACGAAAATTGTTCGTAGATACTTTTCTTCCTCATCCACAGTGCCTACCATTCTTGATACATCATAGTAGCCTTGCGATGTTTTTGCATAATCAATGCACTCTGCCACTTCTTTGGCAAGGAATAACGGATTTTCGGCAGTTCCGTAAACCGTGAACTTGTGCCCAAGCAACTCTGTTTCGCTTAGGACTTTAATCGGATTGTTTAGCATAACAAAAAAAAATGCGCATACTACGAGCTGCTAAACAATCCACAGGATTTATTTTGGTGACATTTCTGTTACACCACTCGGTATGCGCAATATCTTAATTTATGATACTACTTAATATGTATTGGCAAAAAAATAACTCCAATGATTGAAGTCACAGGAGTTTGCCGCTCCTGTAAATTGTTTAGCGTTGCAAAGAAAAGCATAATTTTTGATATGGCAAAGAAAAATCAAATAAAATTTTGTATTTGCGATACAATGTACTATATTTGCATCACAATATAATACAATAGTAGTATGGAATCAGTAATAAGAAAACAAACCTCATTCCGTTTGCGTGAAGATTTGTTGCAGATTTTGCAGGAGCAAGCTAAAAAGGCGAACAGAAGCCTGAATAACTTTGTAGAAAGCACCTTAATGGATGCAATGTATTCAGAACCGAATAAAGAAACGGTCGCAGCCATAGAGGAAGCGCGTTCCGGGGAATTTGCAGGGACAATAGACACCACCGACTTTGGTTCATTTATGAAATCCATTAACGAAATAGAATGAAAACAATCCGTTACAGTACAAAGGCAAAAAAGGATTTGAAAAAATACCGGAACGACTTCCAGTTAATGAAAGCCTTATATGATGTATTGGAAAAATTAGCAAACAGTATCCCGCTTCCCAAAGAATACAAAGCGCACACGCTCATAGGGAATTATAAGGATTGCATGGAGTGTCACATCAAAAATGATTTCCTCCTGATATGGATAGATGCGGAAAATGAGGTGATAGAGGTAGTCAGGATAGGAAGCCATTCCGAGTTATTCTAAAGTGTATGGTTAATTCAAAACAATAAAAGAGCCACGATAGGGTTTACCGTGGCTCTCTCATTAAACGAATATACTTTATTTCTTCTTCACGCTTACTTTCAGGGTTTCATCGCTGCCTTCCATCATCATAATTAGAGTGGCTTTATTGCCTTTCATTGAAACAACCTGATAACGCATATATTCCTTTCCGTCAATGTAGGTGTAAATCATATCGCCAGTAGCTTTATACTTTCCGCTTCCATTGCCAAAATACCCACTTCCGCTATAAGTACCGTCCTGATTAAAGGTTGCAGAAAAACGGTACTTTGAATACACCCAGTCCGTCAAATCTATAATTGTACCGTCCATGTCAATTTCAGTACCTTCCCACGTACCGTACAATTCTTCCATAGGATAGTTGAAACTTTCTTCATCATCATCCGAACAAGCGGTAAACACCAACATTGGCAGCATAGCCAATAAAAATAATACTTTCTTCATTTTACTTTGTTTTTTTTATGTTATTGAAATTAATTTCCTTTGCTCTCCATCTCTATATTATAAATAACGGGGTCGTATTTATTAATCTTTCCAGTTCCAAGGTCAATTAAAAATCCAGGCCAAAACAGTATATTCCACAAGGATTTGGTATTAAATGAAGACTCTACCACAAATGGAGTGTCTTTAAAACCTTCCTTTTTTGCAACTATTGTCTTGTCTGACAATTTCTTTTTAATCTTAATGGTCGTAGAACCTCCATCCTTTATTTCTGCAAGTTTTACATTATTGGTGCCATCATACAACTTCGTTCCATCCTCTCCTGTGAAAGTTATAGATTGTTTGGAGCTTGAAAATATGCTCATACATGAGGATAGCAGAAAGCATGAGCAGATTAAAAATAAAACCTTTTTCATTGTTATATATTTTTTTAAAACGATGCAAAATTAGCAACTAAATATAAATTAACCATATTTTATATCAACAAAGCAAATATGTTATATAACATAAATATCATTTACAATGATATTATTTTGTCTTTCAGTTTATTATCACTATATTTGCATAAATACTTTAAGTTATGGCAAACGATTCATTATACGATTCATTGGTACTTGTATCAAATATGCAACGACTGATTGACAACTACAACCGTCAGTTTGATAACATATACCTCAATTTGGACTGCGAGCACCAAAACAAGATTATCAAAAACGATTTAGATTTCCATATTGGCTTTGAAGCCGCATATAAGTTCATCGCATTCATCCGTAAATCACATCCCGAAATATTGGAAGAATGGAAGAAAACGAGGAAATAACACCGGCACGATTTGCGTCTATTATAGCCGAACAAATATCGACCAAAAGAGTAACTTCATATCCGTTAGCCGTTGATTGTGAGCCACCTGCATTATTCCTTTTGAATTTTATAGGTTTAGAAAGCCGCTCTGATATACTGTTATCACCGGCACAAAGATAGCTTGAAACACCATCCATTTTACAGAAACTATTCATCCACTGACCACTTTTGCTATCATAACCTATTGCCTTTTGTATTCCTCTACCGGAAAATACTCTCATTCCATTGTCGAGCACATAGCATGGTATTTCTAAATTGCCCAGTCGCAACGGAGTTTTATCTGAGCCGTACTTAGCTACCAATATTTTATTTTCTTCCATATAGCAATCTTTGTTTAAGTTAGTAAACGTCGCAAAATTACCACATAATCTACAATGGAGCAAAAAAAGAGGCATGTTAGAAAGCAAAGTGCCCATTAACGCTAGCTCTAAGGACCCGGATTTACGTGTAGTTATACAATAAAAATAAAGCGGTAGGATGTTCTCTTACCGCTTCATACGTATGATAAATCTGTTATTATTTACTTCCGTGGTCGTATATATCACCGAATTTAGCTTCTATGAATATAGGGTATATCACACAGTCCATTATTAGACATACGAAAGGGCGGTTATCGCCACTATATCTGAAAACAGCAAGTTCTTTAATATCCTCTGTGATTATTGCAGGAAGGGATGTTGGCTTCAACTGTTTGATTGGTATCATTTCAAAACCATATTGGTGTTTCCCGGAAACGTTTATATCTTTCCAGGTAAGGCAGCACAATTTTTGCATCCTCGTTACAAAATCCTTGAACACACTATTATCACATCCTTTTAAAGATGTTTTCATATCCAAGTACTTAAAGCAGAAAAGAGGTTCTTTGCTTCTCGCATCAACCTCTTTTTCTTTTAAATTAGGCTTTACATCTTTATGCTTTAACTTAAACTTGCCACTCATTTATGCTTCAATTTGTGTTTTGAAAAACGCCATCATCTTATCACGGCTTATTACAGAGTTTATTTCCGTGGTTTTCCAAGGAGATTCTTCATGTGTCATTTTCATCAAGGCTACAGCAGAAAACTGGTTGTATTCCTCATAAACATTGTTGAAAAGTTCTTCTTCATCATCTGATAAAGATATACCTTCTTTTGAAGTTGATATAGAATTGGATTCAAACGATTTATATTCCTTATATACAGAAGGGACAACCGGTCCATATTGCCAAGCAACAATATCCTCATCAAACAATGGTGTTCCAAAATATGCCAAATGGAAACCTTGTTGGTAATACATCATCTTCTGCAATTTCAGATTTGATATAGTATCACCATGTTCCAAATCTGTTTTGGATATAATTTTATTTGCGATGTCTAATGCTTTGTATGCCATAATACTAATGAGTTATTTGTAAAAAAACAAAGGGTAAGCATACCTATTATTCAAGGACAAGCTGCAAATACAGCTTTAAGGTATGCGTAGCCATGAGCGTAATTATGATGCAAATATAGAGGCTAAAATTTGTATTGCAATGGATTTCTTATTTAATTTATACATGTTTAATAGCATACAACAAAAATCCCCGAATGCTACGAACGGGGATTACATTATCCTATTTTTAATGTTTTTACATTGATTGTCAGAAAAATCACGGTGGTTATACAAAAATAAGTGTTCTATTTTTCAGATTCATCTTGAAATTTCAATGGCTCGCAACTACCCAACCTCGCTAAATTGATACTCTTACATACCCATTCAAACAAATATGCAGACGGCTCGTCTCCGTGTTTCATTCCTATTACGTTCTCTATTCCATCAACTACATGGCTCGCTTCATGGCAAACAAGCCCCATCCTCATATCAGTTTTATTGCGGAATATCACAAGTATGCCTACCATATTAGTGTCATTCCGTACAACTTCCGTTAATGTCAATCCGTCCCATTCTGAATTTGCCTCAAAACTTAATCTTTTGTCACTTCCGTTTTCGTGAAAATATCTATTAATGTAATCCTCATCAGAACCTATGTACACCCATAAATTTCGGGGGTATATTACAGGGTCAAACTCGTATAATAAGTTTTTCTTACTCATAGTTTCACCTCCACTTCTGCCACATACACCTTATATATTTCATGTCCCAACTCGTCATAAACCACTCTTCTCACAAAGCCGACATCCGAAACTTGAACTCCGGTTTCATTTTCAAACCCATTCAGAAGAACAGCTATCTTTTCGCCCAACTCCTGCTTCTTTTGCTTTATCTCTTCAACATTCATGTCAATTGTCAGTTTTCAAATATATATTCTTCAATTCGTCCTTTTTTAAAGATCCGTACTTTATTGCACGGTCTATACGCTTACGGGCATTACCATCCTTAGATTTTGCACTATTTTTAGAATTATCCTTAGATATAATCAGTTTAACCAACTCGTTCAAAGGGATAGGCTCTGCAACAGCTCTATCCCAAATAGAAGTGAAAAAATCTTTTGCAGGTTTTCCCATAAGTAATTTCTTTTCCGTTTCATCACCAACCTTTTCAAAATGAAGGTAAGGTTCCGAAATAATATTGAAATATGGCAGGAGCGACTTTTCATCCGGTTCACTCACCATGCGAGTTTTTAGTAGTTTTAGATAACGTCCTCCATTCCTTGTACGTCCTATGGCAAATACCCCGTCCGCAAAGTTGGAAAGAAGCTTGCTCCCTGCCATATTGGTTTTAGACAAGGGCTTCCATTCCTCAATCTTAGGCGTATGCGCTATTACCATGATACTGATTTTCAGCTCACGCTTCAATCTTGTAAGACCGTCCATAATAGCACCTGCGAACTCCGCTTCTGCTGTCTGCGTAGAAAGATAGGAAAGATTATCAAGTATCATAACCTTTGCACCTGTATCAATCAGTTTGTCTTTTATGCCGTCAATCACGTTCATGTTAAAATCTTCGCTGTCCACTTCTTCCGATATGGTGCATCGGATAAGCGACTTCGGGAAATCCGCATTGCAGTACCTTCTTGCAAGCTGCCTGTCCGATAACTCAAAGTCGAAGTACAAAACGGTTTGAGGACTTACCTCCACCTCCGTACATTCGCTTTCCCCTTTGGCTATCTCGTAGGCTATCTGCGTGGCAAGAATGGATTTACCTATTCCGCTATCGGCAAATAAGAATACAAGCTCGTTCTCCCACCAAAAATCGCCCCAAAGCCTATGAATAGGAGGCTTCTTCTTACCGTCCTCAATGACTGACTGCATATCGGAAGAGCTGAACAATGGTATTTGTTCAACCATATCTCCATCATCGGGAATATCGCTACCTATTTGCTCAAACCGTTCTATGTCGGCTTGTATTTGCTCTTCTTCTATATAATTCATTGTTTTTTAAGCTCCGTTTTAGCGAATACTAAATTTTGTACTTCTTCTTCCCATATATCACCTTCGTTTCCTTCAAAGTCAAGGTAAACGGTATCATTCGGGCTTGCCCCATTGATGCTTGAAAATATTCCGACTATCTGCATGGGGATGGAAAGCCTTTCTCCCTGTGGGGAGCGGAATTTGATATGAACATAGTTGCCTATTTTTAAGTCTGTTGCTTTCATAATCTGATTTTTAAGCAAGGTGCGCCAGTATTAACCAACGCACCCGTTACTTTTTCTACACGTGGATATAGGCATGTTATTTAGCCCATTCGGACTTAGTTATACAATTCATTGACTTAAACCTGCCGGTCACTTTATTGTGACCGTATGAGTACACGTAGCAGATACCTTCTCCGGTGATATTTACAGTAGATCCACCTCCAACATACAGCTTGCACACATTCCCTTTTGAAACATGGAACTCAACCTTTGAAGCAAGCACCGTAGTAAGCGTGCAATCCTGCTCTATTTGCCCGTTAAAGTCCACATACAGGCACGAAGTATATCCATCCTTGCTCCGCTTCCATTTGCCATTAATATAGTCAGAAAACGTTCGTTCCATATACTGAATATCCATACCGAATCCAAAGCTATGAGCATCTGTCAACAGCTCCACACCGTTTGAATCCAAAGCTATATCCATTAACGCTTCCTTACTTGTAGCTACGTCCCATTTATTCTTATATCCAGTGCAAAGACCGAGCATCATGACATTACGTTTAAAAGAAAGTAAATCATTCATAAAATTGGGAATTTTTTTAGTTCAACTTCTATAAGCTCTTTTATCATCATTACGGCATTGTCCGAATCAGGAATGCTCTTATAAGTCTTTACGGACCGTATAATGTTCCTGCTGCTAATTTTTGAGTGTTTGGCAATATTACCGTATGAGATTCCGAACCTGTTATGCAATACGGCAAAAACTGCACCTCTCGCAATCCTCCCTGTAAGAATAATGTTTGTCCTTCCTTCATAGATAGTTGAAGGATATACAGGGTCCTGATTGCAGAATACTTTATTTACGCAATCACACACGATACGCTCAACTTTTCTTATAACGCCCGATTTTAAAGAATCCTTTTCTTCTGACATACTTTTCTAGTATTTTCTTTTGGTCTTCATTAAGTATTTCTCCGCATATATACATGTTTCCAATAACAGCCTTCTTAAAGTCTGTCACCTTATTACCTATGCTTAGTCCAAGTCCACAATCAATACCTTTATATACAGCAGGAATAAGCACATGAGTATTTATCTTTCCTTTTACGGGTATTGCATTAATTTCAAACTTGACTTGTCCATGTCTTATCCGTATGCCTCCAGTTTCCCAGTCAGGCAAGAATATACCCTTAGTAACTTCCCCGGTTTCCTTGTCCTTGAAAGATACCCACTTCGCACCCGGATGATTACCTATATTGATATAGATACGGTAAGTATTATCAGGATTATACCTGTCTTTCCTCGGTTTCAACACTTCCATCGAATACCTCCTTAGCCTCTTCTGCCATGATAACCTTCTGCTCAAATTCAGCATTCGCCTTTAAATCTTCTTCAGGTGGCGTAGTGTTCATTGCTTTATTCAAATCTTTCATCTGACCTTCCATCCACTTCATATAATTTTCGGCTTCTTTCTGCGCTTCATTAATATCTGTGAACACAGCCATAGGCTTGATAAGGTTCGCTTCGGTAAGCACCTTCATACCGTCCAATAACTCCTTGTTGGTGGAAGTAGTTTTCCCGAACATTTCATTCTCTTTGTCTTTGATGGATTTCTTGAAGTCCACCATATACTTCAACCACGCATAGAGAGATGTTTCATGTGCCACACCGTCCAATCCCACAGCGTACGGGGTAGTGAACACCCGGAATCCTGTGTAGTTCTTAAAACAGGCATATCCTTTCGTGATTACAATCTCAAACGAGCCGAAGTTTTCTCTCTCCAACACATCACTTTCTTTGATGATGAACTCAAATCCTTGTTGTTCCTTGTTATTTGCCATACCTTATTTCTCCGTTTTAGTCTTTCTACCTCTCTTCGGTCTGAACGCTGTCTTAGCGTCCTCGACCTCGATAACACACTCTCCTTCGTCCTCAATTGTCGCCACCGCCTCATTCTCCTTCAACACTTCCTCAACAACCGGATTAGCCGCTTCCTCCGCTTCTTCCACAACAGACTTCCCGAATCTAGGCTTCTCCTGGTTCATGTTCAGCTTCTGCATATCCATGGCGTACTGCAACTGGTACACCTTGAACTTCTCATCGTCCGAATCAATGATGTCGTCCGCTGCATCAGCATAGTGCATGGCGATAGTTCGTCTGTTTGCTTTCATAGCCATTCCCAACGCCTCTTCATCCACGTACATATACGGATGGATGGAGATAAGACCATCAATGGGAGAAAGCCGCCCGAATGTCTTCTTGTACTGGATAAGTCCGTCAGCCCTTTGTTCAACAATGGCATAGGCATTCATAAGGTTTTTCTTCTTGATAAGGGCGATAGCCAATATCCAAGTAAGCCCCAGTTCGGGATTGAGCTTCTTGGGCAAATCCTTGCACTTCGCAAAGGTCAACGCTTCTGATAGGGTTTCTGTCTCTAAAAACATATTATATATGGTTTATTGTTGTTTAAAATAAAATTATTATATGCTTAGTACTTATTTGTAAGCCTTGTAAACCTTCACAAAATCAGCCTTCTCCGAATAATATCCGTTGGAAGTACCGCACCATTTGATAGTAGCCATTCCTTTGATGGTATGCAAGTGGTAGAAAGTCCAAGTAGCGCTTGCATCCGCATCTTCACGAATCACATCGCTTGCATCATTACAAACCTCTTCTGCCTTCAATATAGGAGAGCCTATCAAGTCTTCAACATCACCACAAACATCGTCAATAGACACAACCTCACAGCAATCTTGTTCGTGGTACATAATAAACTTCGTACCATCCGAGCATATAAATGTAGCTTCTTCCGAATCTTTTTCAAGTCCATCTATACATGTTATAGTCTTTCCAACCAATTCGCTTATATCACATTTTTCTTTCGCAATAATCTCCGTCAGAGGTTTGCCAATACGTTCAAAATAATCTTTCTCGTCTTGTTCTGTACAAGTATGGCGTTGGTAAGCGAGAAGGTCATCAGATATAAATGTCAAATATTGAATATCATTACGGCTAACAACCTCTCCATTCAATATTTTATGTAGAGTGTCATTTAATCTTGTGGCGAACCAGATATCCTCTACAATTCTGTTATCTACAATCGGATTCTTCATATCATTATATATTTATGTTTCAGAAAATTGTTCGTCATATCCGAATGAATGTCCGTACACGTTCTTGAAAGTAAACGTCACTTCCTTATATTTCTGCCCGTAAAGGGTATCGCTTTTAGGCTCTGTGGCTCCTGAGAGGTACATCAGGACCTTTCTCTTCCTCGCTGTATCACGGTAGGCAATCTTAGAACCGGTAATGAAAGCCATAAAGTCATGGTAAGACTTATCATCCTTGGTATCATCCTCCAAGAATATCAATGTCAGTTTTATAGTTGTCTGCTTGTGTGCCGGTGTGCTGGAAACATACACTTCCGCCTTGCTTGTCTCGGCAAAATCCTCTGCATACATATTTGTAGGCTCTCCATACGAATTAAGACCTGTACATTCTTTATACCTTAAACCTGGGAAATCTGTTTCCAAGTCTTTCCAACCGGCACCAAGCTCGCCATAATGCATCATATAAAACTTGTATTCATTCATGTTATTCTATTATAATACACGCAAATATAATAATTTAAATTCATATATTAAAGCTTTACTTTAATATTTATCACTGTGATATATTTAAATCCGCTTTAATATTGAGCTTTTAATCTTAAAAGTAAAAGAATACTTGAAATATACCTTGCATTGCATAGTACTACCTCATTGCATATTAGACATACCCTATATAAATAAAGGAAAAATGTCTAATCCAAAACCTATAAAAAAGAAAGTAACATAAAGAAAAAAGTGAGCGACAGCGAACACCGCTCTCCCTTTTATTATGAATATAATGAAAGGGGTTCATACACATACTGCATAGAGGAGCATCAACGTAAAACAATAACTCATATAATATAATAATATTATGTTACAGCTTATGTGTCTTGATTTAGATAAAATATTCAAACAATTAGAAAGAGAGGAAAAATCAGGAAAAAAATAAAAAAAATGAGAGAGGACGGATGTTTACGGTTGCACTGGTGTACGGGGGGGGGAGGGGCATAGCGCGTTCATGGTTGTACTGCCTGTGTTGTACTACAACGGTTTACAACGCTCGTTTGCTTCGTTGCATATGGCTTTAATATGCGCGATATAGGCGAATAAAGGTAAACGCGATACATTGTGAAGGTGAAAATATAACGCCATATAGAAGCGCTATATTGGCTTATAAACGTACGTTATGAAGCATGTAATTTATTTATAATTACTTACAAAATATCATGCGTTTTATTTGGTATTTTGATAAAAAAGCGTTATCTTCGCAATGTGAAAGGAAAGGTGATATATTCAAGTTTTATTCTTTCACAGGGGGCAATATTTAACGCCCAAAGCGTGTTGTTAAATGCTGAGATAAAAAGAGAGCCTTAATACTGGTAATATTAAGACTCTCATAAGTTGGAATACTTAAAGTAAGTACTCTCCATATCCGGAGGCAAAAATACTTCTTTAACTTCTCACTTGCAAATATTCTCCCATTTAATTTTTGATTTGTTGATGCGGTTATAAAAAAGGTGTAACAGTTGGAAGCCTGCTACACCTGGATAGTTGGTTCTTTAATCCTTTGATTATTATAATCAAGTTTTAAAGTTCTCAAACGGTGGGTAATGTAAGGCGTTACCCGCCAACGGTTTTTAATTCCATGTCGCAAATATAGCCGTAATTCTTCAATAATCAAAATCACGCTGTAATGAATTGAATTATTAACATTAAACATTATAGCATTATGAAAGCAATGAGTTTTTATACCGCAAACGGTTGGGCTGGCTCAAACTATGACAGCAAGTTAAGTACCAAGGAAATCGCCGCAAAGGTTAGATCCTATGCAAAGAAGAACTTCCCGGAATTTAAATTCTCTGTCCGCTCTGAATGGAGCATGTACACTGATTCAATGTATATCGAATTAAAATCCGGTCCTTGTGTTCCTTTCGCTGAAGGATCAAGAAGCGCGGAACGTGGTTATATGTCCACAATGTCCAACGTGAAGGCATGGAAAGACGAGTTAACCCCGGAAGTATTCGCAGCGTTAAATTCTGTATCAAATTACGCTAGTTCTTTCCGTTATGACGACTCGGACGGTATGCAAGACTATTTCGACACTAATTTTTATCTGAGTATAAAAGTAAGTGATGAATATAAGGTTATAGAACCGAAGGCAAAGAAAAGCAGCGTTAAGCCTGAAAAGGTTGAGGGAGCTAAAAAAGTGGAAGCCGTGACGGTTGAAGGTATTGAGGTTGTGGATTATTCAGAAAAGGCGGTTGCTGAAATAGAAACATCTAAAGATAATATTATAGAATGGAAAGAAATTCCTGGATGTGGTTACGAAGGTATAGAACTAGAATATATAGGAGAGGGTAAGGAATACGGATGTATAGGGCGTTGCAACAATGGTACATACTGGGGGGCATTCGGAGGCGTGCAGGGTTCTACTAGTGGATTAGCTCCAGTTCGGAAAGTGTTTGATAATGAAACGGATTTATTAAACTGGATGAAATCTAATGGATTTGTTTATGAAAAGAAATGCACTTTACGCAATCCTGTGATAGCAGAAGAACCCCAAGAGAATGACACCCCATTAATTATTGATGATTATGCAAAATATGATTCATTTGATTATCCGACAATACCCGAAGAACTGGACGGGTTTAGATTGGGGGAGGTCGTTTATGATCAGTGTGGAGAAATAGGCGTTATATTGGCTTTTAATGAAAAAAACGGTACTGCCCGTGTGAATTCAAATGGTTGTTGCAATGTCGGTAATTTAAAGAAATGTCCTAAAGAAATAGCGGAAAGAGAAGTTAAGTACATGGATATAATACGACCGGGAAAAGCTTTAACAGCGTGCACAAATGAAGCGCACCCGCTTGATAATATAAGATTTACCAAAACGGGCAACTTTAACGGCGTGCGCTATTACGATATTGAAGGCGCGGGAATCATAACCAGCGCGAAAGTACGTGCAGACATACAGCCGGGCGATATATTCAATGTATACACAGCGGAGGAACGTAAGTTTTGCGTAACCTATGACGGTGTAAGCGTGGAAAGCAGTTTAAAAAACGATTTACCCGGCATAATTGAGTTTAACGACAAAATAGAATCGGACACGCTTAGCATTTCATCATATTACACCCCAATGGCTGAGGGTATGGAATTTTACGAGAAAAAAGTAAAAGGGAAACGATACATAACGGAAAACAGGACTAAACGCGGTTATTACGTTATAGATACCTTGGATAATTGCCCGGTAGGATTCTTCCAAACAAAAGAAGAAGCCGAAAGAGAGGCGGAAACACTTAACGGGTTTACGGACGGTAACGGACGATTAAAGACGGTCATTTAATTAGCTGAATATGGTTTTGTTGGTTTTGTTATTCGGTGCCGTGATATTCATTTCCGGCACCGACAGGGATAAGCTACGCGAATTTATAAACAAGAGTGATGAATCAGATAAATTTTAAAGATATGAAAGAATATAAGTTAACAGTAGAGTTTCACAATGGGGCGCGGTATTGCTATTACGGTAATACGAAGAAAGAAGCGTTAGCAGCGTTTAAAAAATCGTTTGGCAGCTTTAAAGGCTTTGTAAAAAAAGAGTGGACGATAGAACAAGATTAACCAATGTGGGGAGGCGGAGCAACACCGCCACCGGGAACTATTTATTAACTTAAAACAAAAGATTATGAGAACAAAAACCCCCGAACAATTACACAACCAATGGAAGCATATAAGCGGCTATGTAAGGCAGCGCGGCAAATTCATGGAGTACTTTCATGCATACGTGCGTTATAGTAACCGTATGGCAAAGTATTTGGGTTCATCGACTTATTGGCACATGAATACAGGCTACCAATATACAAAGCAAAACAACGTCCCCGTACCTGTTAGTATATATACAGAATAAATTAAGGATATATTGCCACAATTAGCATAGATACATTGTTGGGGTTTTTTGCCAACATATCATCTTATGACACCCCGGCAGTAATACGGCTGTCGGGTAGGCGATAGGTAAGAATGAACGAATAAATTTAATTAAGGAGGAAATAATATGTTCATGATTTGCATTTTGATCTGGTTAGCCGTTGGAGTAGGTAAGGAACTGACTGGAAATAACGGTTTTTAAGCCGAATTATCCGCCAAAGGTTCAACGCCTTGCAAGTGGTGCAAGTTCCACGGGCGGAACTATTACTAACAATTAAATGATTGAATTATGAAAAAGTTTGTAAGCTGGCGAAGGGTCAGCACTAAAAAACAAGAGAAATCTGGTCTTGGACTTGAAGCACAAAAGGATATAATCAGCCACTTTGTGAATACGGAAAAAGGAGAACTCATAGCCGATTTTTGCGAGGCGTACACTGGAAAAGATTTAAACGGTTGTATTGAGCTGAAAAGGGCGATTGAATTTTCAAAGGCAAATGATGCAATACTTATTATTGCCAAAACTGACCGATTTAGAAATACGATTGAAGCTTTGCAGATATATGACGAAATGGGAGAAGGTAAGATTTATTTTTGCGACCTCCCACATACTGACAAATTCACGCTTACGATATTCTTTGCTTTGGCGGAAAGGGAGGCAATGCTTATATCAATCAGGACAAAGGCGGCTTTAGATGTTCAGAAGCGAAAGATAGAGCAAGAAGGCGGCTTTTACTCAAAGTCCGGCAACTGGTGCACATCATTAGGCGGTACTACATCAGGTCAGGCGAAAGGCGGTAAGGTGAACGGGGAAAAGAGAAGAAAGGAAGCGATGAACGATGAGAAGAACAATATGATAGCCGCCATGTTGGAGGGGTGCAATACTCCGCAAGATATTGACAAGGTAGTTGAACGATTGAACGCAAGAGGCATTCGCACACATAGTGGCTTAGAATTTACCCGAAATCGCTTAACCGCGCTCAGAACGAAAATAAACAGGCGTGCGGAATACGCACAAAGCGTATTATCTGAATGAATGTTTAAAAACATGCCTTCTTTATTAATGTAATATTTTGCAGTGTGGAAATAAACGCTTATCTTTGCATCATCAAAATAACAATAGACCCGGCGGCAACGGATAAGCGGCATTAAGATTATGAAAACATTTAATTCATTAGATGTAAACTTTCGCAGAGCATTCAAACAGGCAGCAAAACAAGGCATCGTTAAATTCACGGTTGAAGGGATTAAAGACGATCCTGATTTAATTTATCCGATGTTTGAAGTTTCGAATAATCATGTCACTTACTATTCTGGACAGAGACAAGAGAGTGTTTGTATAACTGACAAAAAAATAAAAGCTGTTATTTATTAATGAAAAATGAAAATCCGAAATATCCAGGTATATACCTTGCTGAAAACATTATTGATTACCATGGCCAGATAGGGATTATTCGCCTATCTTTCCCTCGTTGTTTTATTTGGTTCGACCAAGATGCGGATAGTATATACTGTAGCTATGATGAATTTAAAGATAGAATAGCCCACATAAATTGGCTTGATCCATCTAACAGCGGAAGCAATAGAGATAAGGAATTAGCATTGATTGAGATGTGGAATTTCTTGTGTGAAGAAGAAAAAGAGGAAGAGAGGTTATATGGAGAACTTGAATGAGAGAGAACGAATCGGTAAGCGTATTGCCGAGCTCAGAAAGCAAAAGGGATTGTCTCAAGCGAAATTGGCTGAGTTGGCCGGCATTGATCCGGGTCACATAGCACGGATAGAGCTTGGCAGGTATAGCACAGGTATAGATATCCTTGCAAAGATTGGGCATGCGCTGGGTTCCAGGATTGATTTTATAGAAAACTAAAAAAAATGAAAACATTAGAAGAACTCAGAGACTTTATCAACCGAGAAATAAACTTTGTGTCTTTGGATATAATTTTTAAAGTCGTTGATTTAGCCATAGCTGAAAACGGATGGACCGATGAACGTCCCAGTTCTCAATACGGTATATGCAATGATGGTGTACGTATCCTTTTCTTTGATTTGGAAATGGTTGCTGTAATCAATGCCATTGACGACTCAGTTTAAAACAAACAGTTTCAGCAAGTAGGGCTGTATAACTCTTGCTGAAACTGTTCTTCCAATTCAGGTGTTAAAGTCTAATCTTACTTTCTAGCAAATCAAATCCTTTTTCCACTTCGGAATTAAGAACTTTCGCATAAACTTGTTTTCATATTTGTTGTCCCCTATTCATTTTCTCCTTGATACTCATGAATAAAGTGAATGCTGCCACTGCCCGTACTCTGTAACTGTAGCACTTGTTGCCGTTGCTCGTCTGCCCACTGAAGAAGTGTACGTACCAACTGAGGCTGAGACTGTACTCAGTACTGGACCAATACCATGTGGAGGATAACGGTTCTTTGCCTATGTACCTCAGCACATCGTTTATATTATCTTGATAATGAGCTATTAAATTAAGCTGTCCTAATGATGGGATATATTCGTCATCTTTCAGCAGATTAGACAGTTTAGGATTTCGCTCAATCAGTTGAGCAGTGTTACGCTGTCCATTCATATCAAATAATGCATCACATTCACGCCCATAATAGATTTGATTTCCAAATTCCTCTCGGCTGTCATTGTCAAGCAGCTGAACATCCTTATGCTCCGTCAACGAGATGGCAAACGATACGTCTTTGTGCTTTAATCCGATGTATCGTACACAATCTTTGAAGTTATCGCCGGTAAACGGTTCTGCATGTCCGTCTTCGTAGATTAGATACAAGCCGTTGGTCCAGTCTGCCCTGTCTTCTTTAGTCGGCATCATAACCGATTGGCGTAAATTTTCAATGTTAACCTTCATCGTCTTATTGTTTTTAGATTATTGCTCAATACTTTTTCCTATTTTTGTTTTCTCTCAATTCATTGTATCTCATCTTCTGATTGATTTGCCATGTGAGGTCTATGTCCAAATGGTTGGCAAGCCCGAAAATAGCCAATAGCATGCCATTTAATTGCTTTTCTAATGGATAGTCATATTCATACGCATATCTGATGGGAATTGTGGATATAGCATATATACTTTCTGTAAAGGTCTCATCCTCGCAACTTTCCTCTGCCTCATATAACATTTCTTCCGTAAAATCCTCGATGTCTATCTTACGCAATCCGCACAAATCAAGCAGGCGTATAGCTGCATCGGCAAGTTCATCAGGAAGTGTATCTTTTACATTCTTTTCAAAGGAACACTTAAATCGCTTTTCTTCTTCCACTAATGGAGGATAGCAATTATAGTCCATTTCAAAACGTGATTTACATTTCTTTCCTAATCTTCCCTTTCTATCTGCCTCCACAGCTTCCATAAGCTCGGATATAACTAAACAAAGGTGGTGTTTATTACTCAATTCCTCATCGTGAAAACCGTGTTCACAAGCGGTTTTATAAGCGCGATCGCGCAATTCGTTTAAATTAATATTGTTCATTTCCTTATTCCTAATTTGATTTCTTCATCCTTGATTATTCTCCAATCTTATCGACTTCCTCATACCGTTCCTTATTTATCCACATCTTTGCAGTTCCAAGAGCTGGGTGATGTAAACAATGTCGTTACGATATGGCACATGACGGACGCATTTTTCTATCTCATCAAACCTATTCTCCATGCATCTGTGACACTTGCTTACCAAAATTAAGGTAAAAATGCCAAAGTACAAAAATTTAATGGGGCAAGTACGGATTTAAATATTAATTCTGCTGTTTCCATACTTATTTAATCATAATCAATAGCTTTGCAGTCCAATAGAATATCACGCAATATAACACATATCCGAGTAATCTTTCGCAAGTTTGCGAAGGTTCTAATCCTATAATAAAGTCCCACATATTATACTCATATACACAAATTAGATATGATATGATGACAGATGCCAATACATATGTGAATTTTCTCATAATCATATAAGTTTTAATGCTTCCTGTAATCCTGCCTCAAGTGCTTCTTCGTAGCTATCCCATTCCTCTCCGTCATTTGTTCCTTTATAAGCAGAACTGGCTATATGAGTTCCATTGTCAGCTTTAGATATTTCGTATCCATAGCCACAGGCACAGTTGTATATACATATATGAATATTTTTGGTTTCACGAAGCCACTTTTGTGCAACGGATTGCGGAGGAACGGATAAAAATTTGTAACAATGTAGCAAAGTGGAAACATCTATAATATATTTTCTTCCTAAAAATCCTTTCTCTTTCAACAGTTCCGCTGTTTCTAATGTTACAAGTTCTTCGGTCATGACTATTTTATTTTAGGTTTTTCATTGTGCTCTTTGGCATTTTTAGCTTTTTCACACGCTTGTCTTTTCATAGCTGTAGGACAATCACAATTCCCACATCTATCATTATACCAACAACAATATTCACACTGGTGCATCGTTCATTTCTCCTTTTTTAACGAAACATTTCTATTACTACTTTATTTTCTGAGTCTCCATCATCAGGATGTACATCAGTAAAATCAATGACGGAAAAATCATATAAATCTGGGTGGTATTCAGTTTGATAATCTCCTGTATTCATTACGATATTTATTTCAGCATCTTTATTGGCAACTAACATTAATTCGTTAATCATATCTTGGACAGTAATTATTCTCTTCATTGTTCCTCCTTTGTTTTAAAATGTTCAATTAGTTCGTCTACGGTAGCCTTGTGATAATTGTCAATCTCAAAATCATTAGGCATCCCATAGAAATCCATTCCAGACAAACCTCCATCAGAGCCATCCCGGTATATACCCCAATCGCCCTTACCATTAGTGAATAATTGATTGTTGTCTGTATCATCCCTTAATGCAGCGATAGCCAAGAAAAGTTCTTCGTTGGTTCCGCAATCAATGCAATCTGCAAAATCCCATATACTTCCAAACATCCATTGACTAATACAATCAAATCCATCGTATACTACGCCAATACAATCATAGAAATATAAATTACGATTTTTATATCCCAACTCCTCCAACTTCTTCCGAAGTTCCGGTGTATTTTTGCGTATAAAGCACGGTGTTGTAAATCCCATAGTTATTCCTCCTTCTCTATTTTTACTTTTCCGCGGTTAACAAAGCCATCACAGTTCATTAAAGCACAAAGACAGATGGCATATTCTTCCTTTTCTGACTTACTGCAAATGCGCAACAGTGAGCATTGGTTGCATGGGACATTTTCACTCGTCATCTCATGCAACACTCCATTTATTATTATTCCGTTCTTTACTTCCATACCGTTCATTCATTATAAGTTACACCCAAACACAATACTTTGCTAGACACGCCTAAATCGTCAAATTCAAGAATTAAATACTCTGTATCGTAAGGATAAGGGTATCTGCAATTTTTCAATTCCTCATCCGTCAATTTGCGTCTGATACGCATCTCGATTTCAAAATCATCGGGAAGGTTCTCTATGATTTTTCTAAGTTTTCCTACGTTTTTTATTTCCATACTACTTCTATTAAAAGGTGGAAAGTATGTTTTTCTCCCTAAAGGATTAACTATAAACTCTTCCGATTAATTCTTATACGCCATTCAAGCGTTTTCATCCTTCTCATGTGTTTCTTTACCGGCTTAGTTGAAACAATTCGACCTAAACACTCATTGTAATCAAATTTTAATTTGTTCCAATAATGAAAGTATCTATTATTATACATATTTTTATTCTTTAGTAAATACAGGTGAAAATTCTTGAATATACCCAGTAAGTTCATCTACATGTTTCCTTAGCTTGATATTAAGCAACTTTAATAGATATATCTCCCTATATGCTTCCGCTAAGCTAATGGTTAATTCTTCCTTATCCATATCTCAATCTCCTTTCTTCTTAATCCGTTCAAGTACATCCCTGTTGGCTTCGAGTATCTCATCAAAAGACGGAATAGGAAACCAGGCCAACACGATACTGTTTCCAAAAACCCATCTATTATCTTTATCAAAAGCACTTGTTTTGCAAAACCTTTCAATTAGAATACGTGATACACCACAACACATTGTCAAAACAAAAACTTTTTGTCCTTCTTCCGGCAACCGTTCCTTAACACTTATCCAAGGAGATTGCTTTGATTGCCATTCTGCACCGGATTTGAAAATATCTACTACTCTTGGTCTGAATATATCTTTTGCCAAATGAATTTTGTATCTTTCGTAATATTCCTTTGCAGCTTCTTCTACTATCTGTTTCATAATTTAATCAATTAGGGGTGATGTGGTTGAATGTTTAATTCGTTCTCTATAAATCTCTGTAACTTATGGGCGCATTCCGAGCATAAGTCGGCTTCTTGGATGAATATATCTTCCCTTCCACCAACAGAACCACCATCCCATTTATCCACCTTGAAATCCAATCTTGCGCTGCGGAAATACGATGGCTGTATCTCTCTTCCGCATGCATCACATATTATCGTTACTTTTTTCATATCTATCTTGCTACAAGTTAAAATGTTTTCCTTTTTTTGCGCCTACGTTGAAAATCCAACATAGATTTTTTCCTACCATTAAGAGCACGTGACATTTTAATAAATGTCCATATTGTCAAAATAAATACAATGACAGATGAAATACCTCCGACAATTATATATGTACGTACTAATCCCGTCAATCCGGATTGATTCAAATAGTCAATAAGTTCTTTCATAATCAATCTCCTTTCTCTTTAATCCGCTCCAATACATCCTTGTTGGTTCAATAGCTCACTAATGTTATCTATGACTTCCCCATCTGTCAACGTATCATCCAGGATGATAGATTTAATCTGATTTGAAAGCCATGATGTGCCATTTTCAAAACTAAGAGCAATCATGTCTTTAATATCGGAAACGCCATTCGGAATTCCGTTTGTCCCGAATGAATCAATTACTGATTCTGCATATTGTTTTGCTGCTTCTTCTAACTTCTGTTTCATATCTATCTTGGTTATACGTTAAACCTCTATCTCAAACTGCTCACTTTTTGCCGATGGCATACAATCAAGAAGAGAAGAACCTACTGAGACATAATAGATACCATCTTTTTCAAGCGGGAGCCAATGGAAGTAGCGTCCTGTTTCTTCATGCATTACCGGAATCCCAAATTTACTAAGCGGGCTACCATCTATACCTCGAAACTTTCTACGCCATCTATCAATGAATTCACGACCTTCTTTCTTTCGTTTATTGATTTTCCAACACGGATGCTTCTTATCATCATTATTCGGAATCAGTTTCTCAGGAACAAACTCCTTTTCATCAAATCCAATAAGAGTATAAAGCCACTCAGCGGTTATTCCAAATGCCCATCCATATCCGAGGCTATCCGGTCTTGAACCACAATATTCTTGAATCATATCTTTAGCTTCGTTTTGTTCGCGCATAAGCTGTTCATTCATTTGTTTCAGTAGCTTTTCAAGCTCTGAACCTTGTTTTGCTATTATCTTCATTTCTTATCTGATTTATACTGGCTCAGTTTGAAAACTTGGGGGAATTAGTTAAAAACACTATCTTTGTGGCATGA